ATTCCGAGAAGACAAGGGTCCGATCTTCAAGAGATACAAATACCTGTCATAAAGGAGGGTGGAGCAGAAGACATAACGGCTCTCTTTACTGACAGTAGTGGTGACGCTAAGTTCACTACAGCCGAAGTGACGAATGCTTACGGGGCAACACACGAGTACTACATTTTTGCAAACGCAGCACCAGAGTCGTTTGCAGGAAACTTCTACACGATATCATAAAAAATGGCACAGTTTAGGTCAGACATACAGGTACATGGTAATGCCAACCTAGGCATTGTCGATTCAGAACAGATATATGGTTCTATTAAAAACTACATATCTGACTTCAGGGCCATACACGGTTTCAACGGGGCGCACCAAACCTTTGGACTCCCTGGGCCTGGGTGGAACTTAGACGACTTTACGACGTACACAACCGACGGATCTATCCTCGGAAAGTATAAACCCTGGGGAACGTTCCTATACATTGAAGACACCAGACCTCTTGTTGAGACGCTTTCCTCTAGTGCCAGCACCATAACCATTGATGTAGATGGTACAGATAGATATTTTGAAGTTGCAGGAGGTGCTCCAACCAACGCTCAGAGAGGGTTCTTTGTATATAAGTACGACGCGGCTCAACTTGACGGAAACAACAACGTACTTGGAGGCAGCGTAAGTCAGTTTACCGTTACAGAGGGTGAGTCTGCAAACACGGCTACTGCAGTCCCGACGTTCTGGGAGAGCTTGTCAGAAACTGTAGGGGGGGCTTCTACGGGTCTTGAAAACTTTGGTGTAAGCACGAACACTGACGGGGATCTTACAAATGGTCCAGAACAACACGTTATAGGTGCTGCCTCTTTTGCTAACGATACCCTTTCTATCACCTTCCCTACGAATGCTGATATACTGGACGTCTTCCAAGACGGAACAAACATAGAGTTTGATGCGAGTGTTGATGCTGACAACCAGCATAGGATAAAAGCCACGATAAACGCAGCCTCTACACTTACTGTCGGGGAGGTTGTTGTAGACGATAGCGGCGATGGAAACGGAGACCTTACTGTAGACGGGGCTACTTCCGTTCAGACCCTTACCGCAGCAGGAGCCATGACGGCGTCTGCGGCGGTGAACGTTCTTGACGCAACTTCATTTGTTTTTGGAGCGGGTTCAGGAGCCACAGCCCCAGCAGCTCACGCAGCTGGAGATGGTTTGGCGACTCTCATCAGGAAGTCTGACGGAACGCTGGTTACAAAGACCTTAGATGCGTCTGCTTTTTCTGCTGACACTGGTGTCGTAAACGTAACCAATAACGACAGCAACGTTAATATTGTAGGTTCGGGTGGTGCGAATGTACAGATTGACCTCGAAGGTACGCTTCACCTCGCCCCGAATACATCGGGTACGGCAGCATGGACCGATACGGTCACGATAGGTCCTTCAGCACTTACGGACGCTCAGTATCAGGGAGCATTGACTGATGTCCTTTTGGTACAAGGTAATACCACCATTAAGGGTGACCTTGATGTTCAAGGTACGCTTACGACAAATACGGTTGAAGACATCACCGTTGAGGACTCTTCGATTACCCTGAGGTTCCCCAGAGAAACAGACGGAACTCCAAGTGTGGCGGGTTCGCACGGTTCTGGAGTCGCTAAAATAGAAGCTTGGCACGGATACGGAACGGCTGATCAAAACGCCTCTCTTTACGCTAGGCCATTCATTCAGTATGAGTACGTAGCTGGAGATGGATACGGAAAATGGTACCTTGCCAACGACTATACCGTTGACTACGGCGACGATAATAATCCTGGCGGATCTGGTTCCGATGCGGATACAGTCACGGCAAACAAAGGTCTCATACTTACTGACCTCGATGTAGCTAAGGTTGCTAGTGCTCAAAGGTATCACGAGCAAGCTGATGGAACGGTACTTACTGACGGCGATGACAACAACCTAACTCAAACCGCTACTCCGTATGGACTTCTGGAGCCCTACGCCGTTGCTGCGGGTGCTGGAGACTACGTGACGGACGCTACGGGACAGGGGTATACTAGAAAGTTTGGGAGGGTGTCTAAGAACGCTGTCACGTACACGAACGCAATGGTCTCCGCTGGAGACATCAAGGTGTACCACGGATTGAACACTAGCGAGGTTTATGTCATTGCCTTGGCTGGATCTCAGTGGACTGGAGTTCCTGAAAACTCCGCCATACACACGAAGTACAAGGTTGTTGACGATAATAGCATAGAGCTTAAAATCCAAGGAGCGGCCAACGGCCACCAAGCTACGGTTTTCGTTATAGGATAAGGTTTCGTATCTTAGCTGAACTAATTCAATTAAGATGACGATTACCATGGAAAAGTGTATTGAGGCCCTGCAAGGCTTCAATAAGGTTGCTAGTGCAAAGCTCCCGTTTAAGCAGACGTATATGATCGCGAAGAACATCAAATCGTTAGAGTCTATAGTAGCTCCGTTTGAGGCTAAGCGAAATGAATACATCGAAGACCTAAAGACAGCTTCTTACGATGAGGACGGGAAGCAGGTCGTGCCAGACGAGGCAGCCGAGAAGTTTAGAGAGGACGTTAGGGCTTTGCTGGACAAGAAGTATAAGGTAGATATTGAAACGATCAACCTGAAAGAAGAAGACTGCAGCGACTTGACTGCAAGTGATATCAAGGGATGCATTGACTATATCAACGTAGAGTAATGCCAGTATTTATCGGCGACGTACTAGAATCGTGTGGTGGGCCGATACTTGACCTTTCAGGAAACAAGGTCAAGGGAATAGGTAGGTTTGAAAATACGGGAGCTAGAGATACCCTGGGGGCTGATTTTCAGTCCTCAGGGTATGTTTCAATTATAGATGGAAGCCTGGAAGTTTATAGCGGAGATAATTGGGATGACCCTACAAATTGGGCTAGGATAGCTCAAAGATTTGAAGATTACGATCCGATAGAGTTAGAAAACGGCACTGAAGCAAACTCAACAAACTATGCGAGTCAGTTTATATCAGACACGAATGTGGACGAAGACAGGTATAGTTTTGGGCTGTGGGACTTTGAAGACAAAAAGTTTAGAAGGCTTGGGGGAGGGACTCTGAGATCTATAATAGTCCATTTTTTTGGTCAGTCTTTAGCGGAAAATCTTTCGAGCACAACGGGTAACAATATATCCTTTTACACGGACTCAACTAGCGGCCTGGTTGGAGACCTCAATGGCGACGGAGTCGTTACCGTTAACGACATGCTAACGATGTTGGGTGGGTTTGGAGCGAACTCAGAAACTCTTACTAGGGACTATAGCATAAACTTAGGCCAGCAGTTTTGGCCTGTACCTAGTGAATCACAGCCTCTTGTTGGAACTATAAGCGACGCCAACATCTACAGTACTGAATTTGAATCGGACTTTGGACTTGATTCTTTTGGAAACAATATTTCTGTTACCAGCATTGACGATCTTAACGAAGGTCCAACTCAAGCGGGGGACGACATAATATTTTCTAACCTTTTTGTTGACGGTCCGTACCATAGTGAGCCAACGATAACGATTAAGCATCAAAACGCTGATGGATCTCAAGCCAACTTGGTTCCATTTCTTATAAGCGCCAATGGAAGTATACCCACTATTAACGTTCCAGATGCCTCTGGACCTGGTATTACACCTACACAAAACTCCATAACGTTTAACCACTCCACGGCAGCCGACGCCGTAGAGGTGCTAGAAGTAACTACAGGCTCAGGATTTGCCTCTAATCCACCGATATTTTTTACAATGAAAATATCTCTTGTTGAAAACGGAAACGTAATTCCAATGGTAGGTAACCAAGGCGGAAATTATCTTGAAATAACTATGGGGGAGGTTGTAAGTACCCCCCAGGAGGCTGCGGGTACTTTTTCTTACATGTCAGACAGCCTTCCAAGCCACAACTTAATTAGTGATATAAATGCGGCGTGGGGACTTAACCTAAACAGCAGCGTTGTTCATGAAATAAGGTTTACCCCGCAAATTGAGGATAACAACTACCTTGCTTACATCTTTCCGCAATATGGGGCTTCACAATCTTTCACCATAAAGGATTTTAGAATCAGGGTTGTGGGAGGAAATTCAGTTGGATAATGAGTGATTTTTATTTAAAAATAGATTGCGTTGCTGGGAAACTTGACATTTTTGAAGAGTATGTAGACGACAATGGGGACGCTAGTGAATCTCTGCTGTTAAGGGCGGACGACCCAGGAGACCTTCAGGCGTCAGACGTGGGGGTCGGTCTAACGATATCAAGCGCAACAACAGGCAAGTCGTATTTAAGCAACTACTCCAGAATAGATAAGTACAAAACCAAAGCCCTAGGATCCTCTACATGGGTTGTTGTGCAAGACGGTTTTGTTGCTCAAGAGATACAAGCTGTATTAAACAGATCGAACAACGTCGTTGTTTCTGACAATGCGTTCAACATCAGTGACTTTGTAAAACCTGATCTAACTGAAGGTCACAACGAAACAACAGAGTTCGTACACGACGGAGATGTAGACAATGGAGGGGCTGTAATCCTTGACTCCAACAGTGCCTTGATCGGATTTCAGGCTGGCACTTTTGTAAAGGCTACAGAGAATATTGTTGACGGGAGGCCGTATGGAAGGGTTCAAATAAACCTGGACAAGGCGGATGGATCTGGCGGATCTGCAGAAGCCATTGACATAAGGCAAGGGAATGTAGTTACATACCCAATTATAGCTGTGTATGGGGCGACTACTTTTACGCAAGACGTTGAGTTTGAAGAAGACGTAATACTTACATCTCCTAACGGAAGCAGGTACAAGCTTCTCGTAAGCAACAGCGGAAACCTCTCAACCCAAGCTATTTAAATCAACTATATTTGTGTTAGGTTGATTTGCAATGGAGATACGTGTATACAAAGACGGTGAGGAAAAAAAGTTAGATCTTAGAGGAACCTCTATTAATTCTGTTCTTACTGTAGACAAGTTTACAGACGTATATGCTAAGGCGTCTAATGGTAAAATTGATATATACGTTGGTGACGAAAAAAGGTTTCAGGGAGTAGATCCATCAGACATAAAAGACTTTTCTGGTACTGTAATTGAGTCAAATGTCTCAAAAGCAGCTTTTGCTTTAAACGCAGTCCTTTCGTCTAACAGGGAGGTAGACTCATACGTCATCGGTGACGACTTGTCTCGGAAGTCTACTGAAACCGTCTTCACTCACAATAAGGCTGGTACTAGCGGCCTAGGAGGTAGACTTAGAGTAGACGACGATAAAGCTAAGCTTGATATAACCAGGAGTTCTGGTCAAGGGGAGACTTCCTTAACTGTTGAAGCTGAGACCCTTTCAGGGGCAGATCGCGGAACCATAACTGGAAAGGTTGCGTTTTCTAACGGTACTCAAGAAGCGTTTACCGTTCAAGGAGGAAACCCTAGTCTTGGGTCCCCCCACTTTACTGTAAAGGGAAGATTTATAGCAGAAGACGGTATATACTTTGGCACTGGCGGAGGATCTGCCCTGGCACTTACTGATCTTGCAGAGGTTCCTTCCTCTCTTGGCACGTCTGGACAGGTTCTTGCCGTAAACTCTGGGGGGACCGCCCTGGAGTTTGTAGCTCAAAGTGGGGGTAGCGGTGGTGGAATTAGTGACGTGGTAAGCGACACTACACCTCAGCTCGGCGGGGACCTTGATGTAAACGGGAATAAAATAGTTTCCGTTTCCCATGGGGATATAACCTTTGACCCAGATGGAGGTGGAAATGTTATTTTTAGAGGTAACGCGACTCAGGGGTCGGGTAGGTTTATTCTTAACTGCGAGAACAATAGCCACGGAATAACAATAAAAGGACCCCCTCACTCGGCTGCAGCTTCATACACGCTTACGCTTCCTGACGACGATGGCTCCAGTAATCAGGTTTTAAAAACAGATGGTAGCGGAGGGTTGTCTTGGGTCGATCAGACAGACACGTCTTTATCCGATACAAATCAAACCCTTTCTGGAGCCAGAACCGTCGATATGGACGGCAACTACTTATACTTTAAAGACTCAGGTACAACAAAGCTTCAGTACGATCCAAACGACTCAAGGTTTGAGTTTCACGGTGGGCTTCACGTTTCAGGGGACTTTGTAACCAGCGTTGGAGGAGTTGCTGCTGGAGAGGTAAAGTTTCAAGAGCCCTCTATGGGGGGGACCCATGGGGTTGTTCTTAAAGGCCCCTCTACAAACTTAGGCAGCGACGTAACGTTCGTTCTGCCAGACGCAGACGGAAGTACTGGACAGTTTCTAAAAACGGACGGGAGTGGAAACTTGAGCTTTGCTTCCGCAGGAGGTAGTGGAAGCACTACATTCTTAGGGCTTACAGATACCCCATCTAGCTTTACTGCAAGTAAGTTCTTAAAAGTAAACTCCGCTGGAAATGCAGTTGAATTTGTAGATGGGGGAGGATCTGGTATATCTGATGTAGTAGAGGATACGACTCCTCAGCTTGGTGGAGATCTTGACACAAACTCCAAAAACATAGTTTACGCTAAAACATCTACTACCGATCACTCGTCTAACGGAGAGATAGTTAAAATAGGCACTGGCAGTACCACTCAAGGGGAACTGTGCTACTACAAGTCTGATGGAACTTGGGCTGCTGCTAATGCAAGCGCAGAAAGTACCTCTGGGGGATGCCTATTGGGCATTGCGCTAGGGACAGACCCTGATGTTGACGGAATGCTTCTTAGAGGCATGTACACTCTAGATCACAGCCCTGGATCCCTTGCTGACGAGCTTTACGTTTCAACTACTGCTGGGGATGTCACTGGCAACGTTTCTGCGTATGGTCAAAACAATGTGGTTAGAGTAATAGGTTATTGTTTAGATGGGTCTAATGGACAGATCTGGTTTAACCCATCAAATGACTTCATCGTTCTTGCGTAATGTCTACAAACTCAATTAATGGTATTCTTATGGCTGATATAGCTTCAATAAATGGACAAGACGTACCGTCAGGAGGTGGCGGTGTAGCTGAGTCTGCAGATGGTGTTTTGTATTTTGAAGCTGGGGGTTTTAACATCAATGTGCCCGATGCGGACGAAATATTTTCTGGACAAGCAGTCTCTTTGTATAAGGCTCAGATATCTTCTAGAACAGACATAGTTAGACTAAAGGCAAGTCAATATCATATATACGCTTTATCCAGCGACAATAAGCTGTATAGCATGGGGTATACAAACCAGGGCTATATGGGGAGGTCTACAACGGGTAGCGGTAACGAGCCATATAAGCTAGTAGAGTGTTTGACTTCAGTGTCTAAGTTTCAGCCACATGCGGGTGGATGCTGGGCCATTAAGACTGATGGAACGCTATGGTGGTGCGGACAGCTTTCCTCATACGCCGCTAGTGGGGACACGGGGCAAAGCACGACCATATCTAACAATGGTTGGAAGCAGTTTCAGTCTGACACAGACTGGGTTGATATTTTTGGGTGGCCAGGATATCCAACCACTATGTTTGCCACAAAAGGATCTTCAGGGTCTGAATATTTATACACTTGCGGGTACAATACATACGGAAGAACGGGCCTGGGCACCACTAGTGGAACTACAAAGCCGTGGACCAGGGTAAAGTCTGACGCCAGTACTGATTGGGCTGAAGCTATCTCTAAGGTTGATGTTGGGTACAACGCAACCCTAGTAGTTACTAGTAGCGGAAAGTTTTTTGCTATAGGGGATGCAAATTATGGGCCTCTTGGGCAAGGAAACACTACAGATGTCAGTTATCCTGTACAGGTAGGAACTGATACAGATTGGGCCACCCCTATTGACGGGAGGGTAATATCGTACTGCATTAAAACTGATGGTACTTTATATGCTTCTACTTCCAGTAGTAGTAACTACGAAATTAGAGGTAGTTCAACAGATAGGACTTATAGTCAGGTAGGTACTGACAGCGACTACCAAGAAATTAGGCTTATTGAAAACAACACAAACAGTGGTAGGGAACTAATATTTGCCAAAAAGAATAACGAGTGGTACGCTAACTGGAATGAATCTTTTGAGAATGGGTTTATGGGGAGCGGAACCAGTTCGCCTCCTGGAAACAACACCTGGGTGACTGTAAATGAAATGCTTACGGGTAATGATGTAACCGCTACAATTTCTGACATACTTGTTACGTACAAAAACAATAGCTCCAATGGGGGGAATACAGTTCTTATTGCTACAGAACAAGCTTCGGGGGGTTCTGATAGGCTATTAAACGATTATTCTGGGGCGTCAGCAGCTTTCTCCGTGCGCTTGTTAGACAAAAATTACACTGGTAACTGTATGACGGTCCGAAGGGACAGCGACAACAGTGAGATCAATATTGGCTTTACCGCTAACGGAGACCTCAATACTTCAGCCATTGCCAACCACTGCGGAAGCGCAAACGGTTACGTGACCTGTTGGTTTGACCAGTCTGGCAACTCAGTAAACGCAACGCAAAGCACTCAATCTAATCAACCACAGATATATGATGGGAGTGCTGTAATTACTGCTAACGGAAAGCCAGCGCATTTAGGTGGATATTTTGGAGACGTAAGCGGAATAACCCTTGGTGCTGATTGGTCAAGTTTTGAAGTTTACAAGTCAGTAAGTGGAGACAGTGCTTTCGTTACATACGGGGGTTCAACTAATAGCCAGCACAGTCTTTTGGCCTACCAAAACCTCACAAACTTTACAAGCATAGTGAGAAGCTTTTATGGTAGTCCTGTTTACTATGTTGACGGGTCAAGTGTAACGTTGTCAAACATGGGGGAGGTGTACACGGCAGTAGCTACGGGAGATACCATTCTTTTATCGATAATGGACGCTAGAACAAACCAATGGGGTGGGTTCTATTTGAGAACCATGGTCAACGGCAACCACCCATTTGACGGGTATATGCAAGAGCAAATATTTTTTCCGTCTGACGAATCCGATAACCGCACAGGTATAGAAACGAACATTAACAACTATTACTCGATCTATTAAACTGATTCTCAATACGTTATGGCTACAGTATATCTCCCCGTACAACCAACCTACACGATGAATAGTAGGCAAAGGGCTGACGCCATCAACGCAGAGTTTTGGCGGCTAACCCGACCAGGCTCTGTTCAGTCTCCCAACGATGTAACTAAACATCATTATGGCGATGTAGATCACCCATCAACTGGTCAGGTGGCGATTGTTGGTGATACGGATGACGACATTAAAATACACAGCGAAGTAGACCTCACGGTCATGCTTACCCTTTTGCCTGAAGTGCCTCAGTCTGAGAAAGATCAGCTGGTGCAATACATTGACGCAAACAGGGGAGGAACCGTGAAGTTTGGAACACTAATACCTAGCACCTCTGTTAGCCTAACCGAAGAGGAGGCTGACGCGGCTGGGTGGATACCTAAATTAGAAGATGGCGAGTTATAAAGTACCAGTAACCTCAAACGAGGATTTGCAACAAGAATGGAAGGACAGCAGATGCCCAAACTTCTGTTTCTGTTTTGATCAACAAGACCTAGAAGACTGTGTTATTGAAGACGGGGAATATATGGCTACGTATCAAAGCATGGAGGTAACTGAAAAAACAGGATACACCTATATAGGGGAAAAGGGTCAGGAAATTGATTACACTCTAGACCCTGGGGAGTACGGAATAAAGCCTTGATTTATTATTTATATTTGCATTCGTGAAGGCTTGCAAGTCATATAAAAAAGGAGGGAGAGTAAAGCTCAAGATGGGTAAGCATAAAGACCCAAAGGGAGGTCTTACCCAAGCTGGTGTCGATAAGTACAACAGGGAAACTGGTAGCAACCTAAAGATGGCTGTTACTACCAAGCCGTCTAAACTGAAGGCTGGGAGCAAAGCAGCGAAGAGAAGAAAAAGCTTTTGCGCTAGAATGAGCGGGGTCAAAGGCCCAATGAAAAAACCAAACGGAAAGCCCACAAGAAAGGCTCTTGCTCTTAGAAAGTGGAACTGCTAAAAAGAAAACTATATGAATAATACTAGTCAAGTCGCATTCGGACAGATGGGTAACGCCTACGTTTCAGCAGGTTCTGCTCACACGCCCACTGGTAAGACTATTGTGGCGATCACATTTACAGCAACTGGCACATTAGACGCAACTAGTGAAAACGCCGCTATCTGGCCTAATCTTGATGACGCCGTAGTTCCAGCTGGGACTACCATTTATGGAAGATATACTTCCGTAACTCCAGCCACCGCTGCCGCAATAGTTTATTACGGGTAATGAAGGCAGTTAAGTACCAGAAGGGCGGTAAGCTAAAGGTGCTCAACAAGAAGGTTGGCATCGATCCTCCAAAAGGTTATCACTGGATGGAGGAGTCTGGACGGTACTATCTCATGGCTGGAGAATACAAGCCACACCCTGGGGCCGTAGCAAAAGCACAGTTTAAAACCGTGACCCATGGCAAAAGCAATTAAGAAGTACAAGAAGTACAAAAAAGGGGGCGCCGTCAAGGACGCTTGCTACAGCAAGGTAAAGTCTAGGTATAGCGTATGGCCTTCGGCTTATGCGTCTGGGGCTCTCGCTAAGTGCAGAAAAGTTGGGGCTAAGAACTGGGGCAACAAGTCCAAAAAGTAATGGCAGTAAGAAAGACCGAAAAGGGGCTTGCTTTAAAAAGGTGGTTTAAAGAAAAGTGGACCACCCCGAAGGGTAAAAAGGGCTACAGCAAAGGGGACAGGACGTTTAGGCCTACAGTTAAGGTGTCAAAAGACACGCCTTCAACGTGGTCAGAGCTGTCTCCGTCGGAAAAAGCCAGGGCCGCTAAAGAGAAAAGAACCAAGGGCAGAGTCTCTAGGTATAAGGTAAAAAAACGGAAGTAATCCCGTATTATATTTGCTAAAATTCAATTCATGGAAGATCAACAAGTTAACCCTACTGAAGGTCAGGAGTCAACTGGCTTCACTTTTGTAGACGAGTCAGAAGTTCAGGCTGCTATGCAACCAGAACCTCAGGTTCAGGAAACACAACCCGAAGAAGCTGTTTCGGCCATGCCAGAACAGATTCAAGAGGGAGAGACTTCAACGGAAGAAACTCAAACTGAAAATATAGAAAACGAGTCCGAAGAGGATGTAGAGGGTGCAGTTCTGGAATACCTAAGCGAAAGGCTTGGTTCTCAGATCGAATCCTTTGATCAACTCCTAGGACAACCGCAACAAGAGAGCGAGCTTGACGAACGGATATCTGCTATTGCGGAGTTTGTTCAAGAGACTGGACGTTCACCGCAGGACTGGTTTGTGTACCAGCAGCTTAACCCATCCGAAATGGATGACATGACTGCCATTCAGGTTCAAATGAACTCTGAGTACCCAAACCTGTCTCAAGATGAGATCTCCACGCTGCTTAGCAGCAAGTACAAGCTCGATACTGATCTGCACACAGAAGATGAGGTGAAACTCTCGCAGTTGCAACTGAAAATAGACGCTCAAAACGCACGTCAGGCTATCGACGGAATTCGAGAGAAGTACGCCGCACCTGAAGTAAGTGAGAGCGAAAGTGATCAGTCTCTATTTGACGATCAGTGGATGTCGTCCATGATAAACGAAACCGAAGCTTTTGACGGGGTTGAATTTGACCTTGGCAATGGAAAAAAGTTTACGTTTGGACTGGATGAAAACTACAGATCAGACCTAGTAGAGAGAAACGCTCGACTTGACGAGTTCTTTGATCCTTACGTCCGACAGGATGGGGAGTGGGACTACGACACGCTGAACGTTCACAGGGCCGTGATCGACAACATGGAACAGATTGTTCAATCCGTATACAAGCAAGGTATGGCGGACGGTCAAAGAGGTATTGTGAACCAAGCAGCTAACGTTAGTGCTCAGTCTCCAAATCAAGGTGGGCAACAATCGCAAGAGGATAATCTTACAGCACAACTCAAACAAGCGCTGGGAGGAGGATCCACTTGGTCTTTTTAAACAATAACAACAACAACAACACAATATCATGTCTGCTATACAGATTGATTCTAGTATGGGTGTTGGTGCAAACGTTACGCCATCTAACTTGAAGGCTACGCTTAAAACCGACCCCTCAAAATACGTCTCCCTCGGAGACCTTATCGACGTTACCAAGCCCGACAACAGGGACCTCTTGGTTAACACTTACGGTGATCAAGGCATCACTGGCTTTCTCCAACTGACTGGCGCTACTCGCTCTGGCGGTACTTCTGACGAAGTTCAGTACTGGGAGGAGGGTCGTCTGCACAAAACCGCTACTGTTGAGGCAACGGCTGCGAGTGGTGCTACGTATACTATTGCGTTTGCATCTGGCGAGGCTGCTCGTCCAAACGACGTTCTTCTTCTTGCGGACGGGACCAGAATCATTGTTAAGAGCGCCACCACTGCTGTTAAAATGGACGGAGGTACTGCCGCCACTTTTGCTGAGCAGGAGGTTGCAATTATCGGTAACGTATACGCTCAAGGAACAGGTCAGCCTTCCGAGTTCTACCAGACAGAGGTTGTCAAGCGTGTCAACCCGTACTTCATTACTAAGGAGTCCTTCCGCGTGACTGGTTCTCAAGCCACGAACATCGGTTGGATCAACCTCGGTGGAGGTGAGTACCGCTGGTACGTGAAGGGCGAGATGGACGTTCGTAAGCGCTTCATGAACCAGAGAGAGATGATGATGCTCCTCGGACAGAAGGCTGTTGCCGCGAACGCTAATGCTGGAGAGGCAGACATTCAGCTGGGAGCTACTGCTGCTGATGGTATCGCTGGATCTGAGGGCTACTTCGCTGCAATTCAGGACAGAGGTATTACTACTTCTGGTAGCTTCGGTGACGGTGCTGGGTTTGCTGATATCGACGAGTTGATCTTTACTCTCGATAAGCAGGGTGCTCCGCAAGAGTACGCTATGTACGTTGACACGGCTACGTCGTTGAATATCGACGACATGCTTGCTGCTGGTATCGCTACGCAGACCACCGCTGGTCTTCCTGGTCAGTTCGGAGCCTTCCAAAACAGCTCTGATATGGCTGTCAAGCTGGGCTTCAAGAGCTTCACCAGAGGTAGCTACACCTTCCACAAGCACGGTTGGAAGTTGCTGAGCGATCCTACTTTGCTCGGTCTCTTTGACACTAAGCCGTTTAAGGGTGCTATGGTTCCGCTCCGCACGGTTGCTGATGCCAAGTCTGGCAATCACTCCCCTGCTTTGGAGATGAACTACAAGGAAGTGAATGGCTACAGCCGTGAGCTCGACCACTGGATGGAAGGTGGCGGTGTTCTTGGTTACGCTACGAACGATGTGGACGAGGCTAAGTTCCACTACCGTTCTGAGTGCAACCTGATCACTCGCGCTGCTAACCAGCACGTCTTGCTTACCTGATTAACCTGAAGTGAAGGAGGGGGCTTCGGCCCCTTCCTAATCTTCGCAACATATATAAATATGGCTGTTGACACTAATGTTTTCCCACTTTACTTGGATGACGCGATTCAAGTCGCAAGCACTGCAAGTACAACGTGGGACGGAAAGACTAGCAGAATTCACGTAACCGTGAACGAGGCTAGTGCTATTACAATCGGAGACGCCACTATTCCTGGCACTATTCTTACGATTATGGACGACCGTGGTTCTACCAATACGCACAACTGCGCTATTACTTTTACTACGGGCCCTATGGGAGACGACGGCGAACTTGACCAACTTACTCTAAATGCTACTGGAGAATTTGCTACCGCCATGTGGACGGGAAGCAACTGGATCTACCTTGGAGCTGGAGGTGGAGTCGCTGTAGAATAAAACAACAGGTAACTGAGGGGGAGGAATCGCCTCCCTCTCTTTTACCACTCACTTTTAAATTTTAATTCAATGCCTACTACAACCGCAAAGCGGGGACCTGGTCGTCCCGCTACAAAAACAACGACCAAGAAGGCAGAGCCTAAGGCTGCTGTCAAGATCAAAAGAGAAATTCCTAAGGATACTGTAAGAGAGTACAAGACCATGAAACCCATGGGGGCTACTTTCATGATGCAACAAAAGGGGACTACTGTATTTGACAAAGATCAAAACGGAATCAGGGAGCTAAGGTACTGCCCCAACGAACCAAGCGTATGGAGAGACGAACAGTCTGACAGCGCAGTTAGGAAATCCGTTGTTTTTCAAGAAGGTAGAATCTTTGTGCGTCCAGACCAGCCAAACCTTGGGGAGTTTATGGATTTGCACCCAGGCAATAAAGCCAACGGAGGTTCTCTATTTGAGCTGGTCAACAAGGAGAAGAAGGCTGAGATTCACGTCGATACCGAGTTCCTATTGGCTGATGCCGTGACCATGGTCAGGGACAAAGAGCTTGATGAGTTGCTCAGTGTAGCCGTGTCCGTTGGAATCAATGTCGATCGTCCAGTCGCTGAGATCAAGCACGACCTACTCATCTACGCCAAGAAATCTCCGCAGAAGTTCATCGACTCGTTTAACAACCCTGTTGTTGAAATGAAGACGAAGCTCAAGATGGCTGACAAGTATCAAATCATCAAGATGTCTCCTACTGGAGTAAACTGGTTTGACAGCGGAAAGCTAATCGTATCCGTACCTGCTGGTCAAGATCCGCTGGATGTTTTTGTTAGGTATTGCCTTACAGAATCTGCGGTATCAGTAGTAGAGGAGATAGAAAGACAAATGCAGAGCTGAGCGTACTGAATACACTGGAAAGAGCCGCCATAGTGCGGCTTTTTCTTTTTGTATATTTGTCTCATGGCAAGCGTATCCGCTGTATATGACGCACTGAAGGACATGGTCAACAAGGACCAGAATGGGTTTGTTACGCCTAGTGTGTTCAATAATTTCGCTCAGGTCGCACAGCTGAGAATATTCAACAGACTCTTTGACAAGCTAAAGGACGCTAAGCGGGTCAGTAGGGCTGGATTTAATCCTGGGAGGGACAAGTCTAAGTTCAAGCAAATAGAAGAGGACTTGGCATTCTTTGCTAGGACTCAAACTATTGACAGAACTGGGGGTTTATTTGCTAAGCCAAACAACTTGTCTAGAATTATTTCTGCAACCACAGATGGGAGCCTTCTGATGGGGGAAAGCACAAGGACGATTATAGACCTGTGCTACGATGAAGACAAGATTGAAAGGTTGTTGTTGAGCGACATCAGCAGACCGACAGAGATGGCCCCTGTAGCCCTTGTAAGCAATGATATTGAAGTCTTCCCAGACAGCATCAATAGAATCAGGCTGAGGTACTATAAATACCCAGAAAGCACTGCAGAAGACGGTACCGACTCCGTGCAACCCCCTACCTACGCAGTTAACGTTGTTGGGGGTGTAGAGTCGTTTAACTCTGCCAATAGCTATGACTTTGAGCTCCCCGATCACTACTTGGAGGAGTTGGTAATAGAGATTGCTCAGCTTATAGGGGTGAACCTACGAGATCAGTTTGTTGCTCAAGTCGCTCAAGGGGAGCAGAACGAACGTAAACAAGAAAGCACCTACTGATGGCAAGGAACTATATACCATTAAATCAGGTAGTTAATGACTTTGTCTTAACCTTAGATACTGATGACTACGTAAGCTCAGCCCCTGACACCACGATCAGGGCTTTTGCGCTTCGTGGCATTAGAGAAATGGGGTTTGATATGCTGAAGGTCGTAAGATCTTTGAAGCTGTCCGTTTCTAGCAATGGCACGGTAACCCTTCCTGATGACTATGTAGATTGGACTAAGGTCGGGGTGGTAGGTAGCGACGGACTGGTTTACGTCCTTGGGGAGAACAAGAATATCAATCAGTCCCAGAAGTACTCTACCTCTGGAGGATACTTCTACGACACTGATGGTGACGGGCTTTACGACAGGGAAGACAGCAAGAGTGCTACAAGTAGCGGGTCACCTGCCGTAGATGACGGTATAGACCAGGGGATGAACTCTTACATCTTTAGAAACTTCGTCCACGAGAACAACCACGGTAGGTTGTATGGGGTGGGTGGAGGCCACTACTATGGGGAGTTCAGGGTCAACATGGACCAGAACAGACTCGAACTGAAGTCCAACGGCGACATCAGTGAGGTCGTAATAGAATACGTAGCTGACGAGGCTCGATCCACAAACCCAAGGGTTCACGTTTATGCTGAGGAGGCCCTCAGGTCATTTATGTACTACAAGCTCATTGAGCGGAAGTCTTCTGTGCCCTCCAACGAAAAGGCCAGGGCTAGGCAAGAGTACTACAACGAAAGGCGCAAAGCTAATGCTCGTATGAAGTCCTTCACGAAAGAAGAGTTGCTCAAGACTATTCGTAAGAACTTTAAGCAAGCACCTAAGCGCTAATGGCTATAGATAAGACCATACCGAACAGACTCCAGACGGACGCTGATCAAAGGCTTGTTAGGCCTGAGGTTGGGGAAATGATGGACGCCCTGAATGTCACGATAGCGGAGAACGGGGCGAACAGCGCTGGGATAATAAAGAACGCAAGGGGCACAGTAGCGGCTACGGCTAACGCTATAAACAGAATTGTTGACGGAGACCCCGTAACGGTTATAGGTAGTGTTTCTGACCATCAGAGGGGGTTTGTATACTTTTTTGTTGCCGACACCGAAGGGTCAACTCAGCACTCCATCTATAGGCTTGACACCAGTGATAACAGCTATGAGCTAGTGCTCAAGGCCAGTGGTCTTAACTTTGATCCAGACGGGTTTGTAAAGGCTGACGTGGTCAATGCGGAGTTCCAGCAGGACGGAGTTATCCAAACCGCTCTGTACTTTACGGATAATAGGAACCCACCCCGTAAGATCAACGTAGAAAGGGCCATGAGCTCTTCTGTGTATGACGCTACTCAAAGCACCTTTGACACCGTTATATCGGCTTGCAAGCCAGCGATGAATGGCTTTCCTTCTGTAAGGTTTGCTACTGACCAGTCTTTTGAGCAAAACAACTTTAAGACAAGTTTTTTTCAATTTGCTGTTCAGCAGATATACATTGATGGAGAGGAGTCCGCTATTTCTGGGTACTCTGAGCTTGCAGTGAGCAATCACGCTGTTTTTGGCGCTCAAGAAGGAGAAGGGTATGGAATCGCAAACCACATAGATAATGTTTGCGAAGTTATTATCCCTGTAGACTTTCAAAAACCAGACCTAGAAAAGATAAGAATCATTGCTAGAGACGGAAACGACGGAGCGTTTTTCGTGGTAGATGAGTTTAATCCAGATGTCGATCTGTACAAGAACTTTTTCGGAGAACAAAAGCAAATCTATGATGCGTCTGCAAGAAGATATAGGTTTTACAACAACGTGTTGGGAAGGGCGGTGTCTACCGACACTGTCAATAAATCTTACGACAATGTCCCTTTGATTGCGGCTGGGCAGTCCGTATCAGGAAACAGGCTAATGTTTTCTAACTATGAGGAAGGCAGATCAAACACCCCTATTAACGCAACCTTGTCAGTAAACAACAAGGTTATATATGACAAAAGCTCAAATTACATTTCTCCAGGAAACTTCTCGTCTCATGTATCCATAGGCACTGGTCTGTCTATTGATTTTAACGCCCTCGCTTCTGGCTCTTGGACGGCTCTTGATGCCTCGCCGACCACAAATACTGTGGTGCCATCAGGAACCGTAATAACCCTAAGTTTTGACTTTAGTTCTGTTTTTGTTCTAGACAATATTTCTTTAGAGTTTGAATACAACTCAAAGACGTGGAGAAACGTAACTTCTGATGATGAATTTCAGGATAGCGACGAAGCTACAATAAGACTAGCTGGCCCTAAACCACTGGGTCATTCAGGTGGAGCGCAATCTGACGGAGACCTTGTGCCCCACATATTTAACATTACACTTCTTCTTGAAGAAGACACTAGTATAGGTCAGGTTGTTTCTGAAGTACAATCTAGACTTTCTAGTTATACGGCTAGAATTAAGTACGGAGCATCTTCTTGGGACGGATCTAATCGTTATAGAATTAGATTTTATGACGATTCTGATCCTACTAACCCAGACTATTTAAGTATCGACCTTGGCTCTAATGGAAATTATGTCGAGGTGGAATGGGGTTTTAATGACTACGCTTCTGGGGCTACGTCTACTGCATTTACTATGAAGCCTTACATCAAGGGGTTCATTGTTGGAAACGGAAGCGTAAACTATTACAGTCATGATGGATCAGGGTATGATTTAAGCAGCTCTAACTCTACTGAGAGTTACGATCTTGTTGGAACCGACATCCTAAATGAGACAGGACAGGCTCAGTCAGAAATAAGTTATTCTGGTTACGCATCGTTTTTATCGTCTCCAGTATTTTCAGCATCTAACGACTCTTACAAAAAAGGCTTTAAGGCTGGAAGCTCTCATACTTTTGGTGTCGTATACTATGATAAGTTCAACAGGTCTGGAAACGTAAACGAGATAGGGACTGTATATGTAGACGACATTTCCACACGGTCTAGTAACTATGGGCCGTCGTCTGTAACCATAGATCTTTCAGCGACCACGCCTCCAGACTGGGCTACTTCTTATCAGATTGTATATCCAGGGCCAGATTCAATCCAAGACTTTGTGGGGTACACATCTGGTGGGGCTTACTACAAAAGAGATCTTTCAGGAAATGGAAGCAATGACCCTGACATCCACACACAAGAGATATATGTGTCATTAAACTCTTTGAAGATCTATAACGAAGAAAAGAAAACCGAAAGGTCATATTCTTTTACAAAGGGCGATAAGCTTAGACTAGTAAGCAGATATGATCACGCGGCTGCTACTCCAGGTAGAGTTTATGACAGCGCCTCTGATGGAACTGCTATTGAGTTTGATGTTGTCGGAGTTGTGACAATAGGCGCTAATAACAATATATTGGCTCACAAACACGGTGGCGGTGCAAGCACTATAATCGACTCCAACGACCACGGGGACTTTTTGATTCTAGAGTCCTCAGCGGTAAATGGTGGGGCAGCAGGAAAGGATGGAAACGACCTAAAATTCAATGGGTATGACTGGTTTTCTGTAACAGGGCAAAACTATCCAGACGGGAATGCGCCGACAACAAACTCAAGGTGGGGCCAAGGAACCGTTGTTGAAATTTATAGTCCAAGAAAAACCACTTCTGAAAGGGTGTTTTTTGAGATAGGTGAAGGGGGTGTTATTTCCAACGGGGGTCACGGTAACCCTATAGAAGTGACTAACGGTAACGTATTCTTTAGACCAGTTGCATGTAAGACCTCTCCTGATGCTACTGAGGGAAACATATACGATGAATTCAACTACCAGTATAGGACGTTTTACCTTGAGTCTAATTCAGCATCAGACAGGGTTCAAGGAACTTCGTGGCACAAAGGAAGACCCCATGTGGTGTTTGAAAACGCCGCAACCGTAAGAAGACAAAACGGAATTACATATAGCGATGCCTACGCCGAAGATGTCGCCAACCTGTCACTATCATCATTTAATCCGAGCCTTGCCAACTTCTTTAGCTTAGACTCTGCTAACGGTGCTTGCAACTACATTGGAACGTTTAGGGATGACTACCTTCTTGCCTTTCAAGAAAACAGGGTTTCCAGGGTTCCAGTAAACAAAGACATTATTACGTCTCCAAGCACGGGGGGAATTGTGTCTCTTAGCACAAACGTACTTAACTCTCCAGTGTACTACTCTGGTGACTTTGGGTGCGGGGATAACCCTGAGTCTGTTTTGATTAGGGACGGCAACGCCTTTTTCGTAGACACTTCTAGAAAAAAGGTTGTTAGGCTTAGCTCTGAGGGTATGTCTGCAATATCAGAGAATGGTGCCGACTCTCTGTTTAAAACCAACATTGACTTATTTGAAGCTCAAAACGGAAACAGAATAGTAAGCGGATACGACCCTGAGGACGATCAGTATTACGTAACCATAAGGCCTTCAGGCACATACAATGGATTGACTCTTGGGTATAACGTAGGGTCTGGGGTATGGCAAAGCAGATACAGCTTCGTACCAAACATGTATTCTGATCAAAACGGGACTATGTACAGCGCCCTGTATGTCGATCCAGACGGAGATGACAACGCCATTGTCTTTCACTCGCACTCTGACAACGCTAACAGAAACACCTTCTACGGTACTGCAGCGCCCTCTATAGTTCGGGTGGCAAGCAATTACAATCCCAGTATGGTTAAGGTCTTCAATGCAATTTCTATTGAGGGAGATAGCGGAGGGTGGGTTGCAGATCCAGTAGTCACAGACCTAGACAGCAACGCTCAATCAAAGCAGTTTGTAGAGAAAGAGGGTAGCTACTACTCTGAGTTCACCAGAGACGAAAACGGAACCAAGCACATAATGGGTGTTGGAACCGTAGAGAGCGTAACTGCGAACACAATAACCTTCGTAAACAGAGTGAACAGAAACCCAATTCCGTATGGGGCTCAGCTTAGGATTGTGGACGTAGACAACGACGAGTACGACTTTACCACAACCACTGGATATGTAACTTTTAATAGCTTTGCCTCTGCCAACACAATAAACGTTGATGGAGCGGTCAACATTGTTTTTGAAGGTTGGGAGGGTTCTCGTATAGTCGCTGTATCCGACGCCTCTGTAGATGGCGATCCTGTTCGGGGTCACTGGGCAGACATAACATTAACTAATAACCAAACCGCTCCTTTTGAGATGTTTTGTGTAAACACCCACTTCGTGGAGTCTAAGCAAAACCACTCGTTAGGCCAGCAATAACTATATTTGTAACATGGATCCACTTACTATGATGATGATCGGCAAGGCGGTTGGCGCTGGAGTCAACTTCTTAGGTGATCGAAAGAGAGCCGACGATCGAATGGATCAGTACGGCAAGCTGTTAAATCAAGGCAAGGCTGACTCAGCTAGGCTTGAAAAACAAAGAGAGGGTCTTTACAGCATGGGGCCCACTATGCGTAAGTATATGCAGTATGCCATGCAAGACCCTACCTCTGACATGCAAAGGCAGGAGGCCTTGCGGTCTTCTGGTACGGCTGTAGGAGCCTTAAAGGCTGGTGGGGCCAGAGCAATCCTGGGAGGGCTTGGGGCTCAGCAGCAGATGGCGGCATCGAATATGGCTAAAATAGCCGCTGACGAGTACGCAAGAAAAACTGGGGCGATGCTAAACGTTGGTCAGCAGGAGCAAATGCTTCGGTCGGCAAGGAGAAGAGACGTGAGCTCTGACTTGAGCTTGGCTAGACAACAAGCAGCAAGTGCGCTTGAGGGTAAGTTTCAGGCGGGTCAAGACAAAGCTCAAGCGGGGACGGATTTGTTCTCTCAGCTGGCCGTCACTGCGGGGAATATAGCTGGGACAGAGTTTGGAGACCTTGGGAATTCGGATACGGCGTCAGATTACTTTGCTAAGTTGGCTGAATCAGGCGAGGGCGACGCTGTCCTTTCGAGCATATTGGGCTATCAGCAAGATCCCACTGGAGGGTTTCGTAGAAACGAAAAGGGTGGCAAGGTAAAGAAGACCCCTGGGGAGTTCTCTCACAGAAAAAATCCGATAGATGTCATGCAAAGGGGCGCAAAGATCGGCGAACTTACTGGGGGCGAGTACGTCCTTAATCCTGAGCAAGCTGCTGCTATTGCTAGGCAAAGTGACATCGCTCGTAAGCTGTTCAACAAATTTGACAGAGAAGCCTGATGATATACGGAGCCGTAGACCTTGGAGGAAAGCCAGCAAAAACAGATTACCTTGGAGAGCTGAACAAACAGCTTGAGGCTAAGGTCTTGGCTGATCACGCCCTGCAGAAGACTTCAGCAAACACCACCGACCCAGAAAGGGTTAGCTACGCCAATATGTGGGATGCTCACGCGAAAGCGTTTGAGAAGGCCGCTATGGATCTTCAGGGTCAGAAGAACGAGCTAATGAAGACCGAAGAAGGTCGGGCCAAGTATCAAAAGGGAATAGAGGAGATTGCTTTTGGTATAAAAGAAGCAGAGGCATACTACACTCAAACTCACGCTAAACTTCAGGACAATCTGGATTACTCTAGAGGAAAGAAGAATGAGCAGTGGATAAACATGGGTAAGCATGATGCCCATGACGAGCAGTATTATGTAGATAAAATGCAAGAGCTTGACTCTGACATGTTTAGTGTCAAGTTTGATGATGACGGAAGGCTTATCATGAACAACGGGAAAGACGGATGGGTGTCCGTAAACGACCCTAGAATCATGAGAACCAACATATTTGACGAGGAGCTGGTTCTTGACGATGTCAGAGACCCAGGGTTTTACTTTACCTCTCAGATTAAAACCAGAGACCTTGATTCTAGCGGGGAAGCCAAGGAGGCCATGGAGGCTATGGCAAGTGTAGATGACAGGGTTAAGATCGATGTAGCAAGGTGGTACGTAGATTCCGACATCAAAGACGAAGAACAGAGAGCTCTTGTTCAGGGCCTGAAAGAAAAGCACGGGGACAAAGCATACGAAATGCTCTTAGATATGCCTGGCTCAATGGATGATGCAATAGACGCTTGGGCAATGGAGGGGGCTAAAAGGTTTAGAAAAAAGAAAGACACTACCTCCCCAAGGGGCTCACGCCCTTCCGCAGCGGATATAGTAAGATCTGATTTTCAGAAAAACGTAGACAACATAAAGCTTTCAACTGACAACACCACTGATGTTGCTGTCCCTAGTGGAGTTACAGTTCCGATTACAAACACTAGTTTTGCAGGTGACTTTGTGGTGACCGACGATGACGGAGATGTAAGCGCAGTAAATAACGCATCTGTCACAGGATTCTCTATAAATGAAAACGGACAGTTCGTCATGAACCTTGAGGTTCAAGGTGAGGCTGGAGTTCAACCATTGCTTCGGGAAACTCAAGACTACAACTTGATGGATCAATATCTTCGTAATGAGCTCGGCATGAGTCTTTATGACATTCAGAAGGCGCTTACAGACGCTAGAGGAGAAGACATAGTTGGATCATACTTGTCGCAGGGCTCTCCTGAAAGCAACGCTCCTCAACCCCAGACTGACTATGATTATTATGACGAGTCGGAGGAGCTTGAGTATTTTGGTGAGGAATAATCTAAAAGCATCCTGACTCCTTTATTTGTTATATTTGTTCCTGCACCCCGCAGGATATGGACGAAAAGTATAACGACATAATAGCCCAGTTCAGGGCTGCTGGAAAGGACGATAATTTTATTTATAATGTCCTTGTAAACGATTATAGAATTAACATGAACCCAAACACTGCTAGGGCGGTCTTGGGCATGGCTTCTGAAGAGAATAAAAAAAAAGAAGATTCTACATTCGTTTTTGCTCAGGACCCAACCAATCCAAGCAGTGTAATTTCAAGTTCTGGAGAGTCGAAGGAACCATCTCCTACAGAGCCAGAGCCGTCCCTTCAAGCTGATGGGGAAAGTCAGCTCTTTATGAGTCTTGAGGACATGTTCTATGACCCAGAGGCTGATGAGCAGTCCTTTATGTATAACGCCATGGACTTTTTTGGAGACATGCGTAGGGCTGCAAGCGAGGGATTCGAGACGGGGCAAATGACCACTGAAACTACGGTTGCTGGTTTTGGTGGAGAGCTTTCTGACACCAACATGGACCAGCTCGTGGGAATGCTTAGCGACAGGCAGTCTGGAATCGGCATGTCTGATGAAGCTCGTGCCCTCAACGAGAAGATGAAGGACATGAGCAGCTGGGAGAAAATGAAGCTTTTCTCTAGCAATCAAGCTGCCGTTGAAACTATCGTAAATTCTTTTGCTCAGCAAGCTGGCGCAATCTTTGGGTTAGAGAGGTCTGCTATTGCGTCTGGATTAGCTGGCGCTGCGGTTTCTGCGGCAGCTGGAGCGGCCACAGGTGGAGGCATAGGAGCTGTGGCTGGCGCTGGAGTGGGAGCCGCACCAGGAGCTGCTGTTGGAGGTATACTTGGGTTTTTTCCTGGGTTCATGGGTGGAGTTGGAGCTTCTGTGGAAGCGAACAACGTAATTACAGAAGCCATACTTGACAATCTTGGCGATCAACCAGCTACAGAAGAGAACGTAAAAAGAATACTTAACGACGAGTCGATCATGTCTTCTGTCAGGGCTAAGGCTCTTGCGAGAGGCATTACTATTGGTGTTATCGACGGAATTACGGGGGGAATAGCTGGAAAGGCTGGGAGTGCGGCTCTCAAGGGCGGAGTCGGAATGGCATCTAGGGTCGGAAGAAAAGCAACCTCGCTCGGTGTTGAGATGACGGGTGCCGCTATCGGAGAAACCGCAGCGCAGCTTGTTACTGATGGTCATGTTGACGGATTCGAGGTTTATGCAGAAGCAATAGGAGAAGCGGGTGCTGGATCGTTTAACGTGTTTGCCCCTGAGTTCGCTTCTCTTGCTGGATACAAAAGACCCGAATACAAAATCAACGGCCAAGCTGTTTCTTCGAGAGAGATGATCGACCACCTTAATAGTGGTCAGCTCATAAACAACGTGGAGATAAACAACGACGTTGAGATGGAAAACAGACTAGGTGAGGTTACTACTAATCAAGTCGTTCCATTTGAAGACATTAGATCAAGGGTTGTAGGCGCATTTAGAAAAAGAGGGTACACTGCTGTAAACGAACAGATTGACGACGCGGTAACTGACGCATTTCAAGATGGCACATTGGCTATGTCTAATAACGACGAGTCAGCTCTTTCCGCTGCAGTAAACAGAGCTGTAGACAGAAAAATATCTAAGAACAAAGCTTCCTCTATAGATCTGGACTCTGAGAGAAGAGATGACTCAGTTGCTGCCCTTTCAGAGTCATCATCTGACTCCAGGGGCGCGGTGGCGTCTGATCTTGATGCCAGAGCCAATAGGTCTAGGGCTGCAGCCAAGACGGCTGAGTCTGACGGCCAAAAAAAGTCTCTCATAGAGACTGCAGAATCCATAGAGAAAGAAGCCAGAAAAATTAGAGAGTCCAGAAAGGGGTTCTACAGAAACGCATCCATAACAAACCCCGAAGAGACAAAAAGGATGCGGGAGCTGGACATCAGCATAGAAAGAATAAAATCGGAGCTAACAAAGGAAGGTCTGTCCAATCAAGCAAAATCTGACCTAAGATCTACCATGACGGAGATGGTTAGAGAGAGGTTTGCTCTGGAGACCAAAGTAAGGGAGGAGGCTAAGACCCCCACTCAAGAACAAGAAAACCAAGCCTTCGCTGAGGATGGTCAGAAGGCGATTAGCGAGATTGATCGAGAGATCTCAGACCTTGAGCGGACAGACAAGAGAATGGAGGGGGCTAAGGATTCCGATGCCTACAACAAAAGAAAGCATGACAATACAAAAAACAGGCTGGAAGAGCTAAAGGGTAAAAGGGAAAAGCTTTCGTCTCTTGTTGCTGACTACCAGAAAGCCAAGGACGCCATATCTGACGCTGAAGTTCAGGGAAGCTCTGCGGTTGAGGCGGCAACGGAAAAGGCCACCGCAATAAGAAATCAGATTGCGGACCTCACTGGGGCTAACCAAGGCATTACTTCTACTGACGTTAATCAGAGGGTTGAGGCCCAAGTGGAAGCCAGAAAGTCTGTGCAGTGGTTTCTTGACGCAGTAAGGGCCCTACCTATATCTAAAATACTTAAAGGGGAGTCCACTCTACTGGCTACATCTATTGACGAGATATTAAACTCGGACAATTTCGCAATGCTTACGGCTGAGAACCCGTTCGCTCAGGCTGACGGAGAGATGTCCAACGCTGCAGCAAACAGACGTGCAGAGGCTTGGCTAAAAAGCAGGGGTCTGAAGTACCACAGAATTTCGGGGAGGTATGACGGAAACGGCGAGAACAGCTTCCTTGTAGAGGGCATGACCAGGGAGCAAGCCGCAGCTTTTGCTAAAGAGTTTGGCCAGGACACTGTCGCACACAAGGACGGATTGGTCAGAGGGGACGGGAGTATTAATCTGTTTGACGGGGAAGGACCTACATTTATTGGTGAGGTCGGAGATAACCCTGACTTCATGTCCGTTATAAGGGATGAGAACGGAGACCTGATTGCGTTCTCTTTCATGCCTTCTGAGAAGTACGAAGACGCTGATGGAAACGAAATAACATCAGACGAGTTCACAGAAAGGGGTGAAGCACAGGCGTTTGAAACTGAAGACATTGAGGCCGAGGCTGCAAAGCCAACAGAAAAGGTAGAGCCCAAGCGTGAATATGAGGGCATGTACGGGCCTGAAGGAGCTCTTCCAGAAGGAGCGGTTAGAGGCAGGGTCAATAAGGATGGAAGCTCAAGCATGCGGAAAGAGGACCTTGGCCTTTCTGCTACGGACACTAAGTGGTCTAATAGACTTGTAAAGTGGGCGAACAAACTGGGGTATTCGGTCATATTCTACACCAATACTGACGCCGCTAAGGCCTACAATCGGGGCGAATGGGGTGGTCTTTGTAACAGGAGGACTAAGGTCATCCACATTAACATAGATCAAATAAACCAAAACATAGAAAATGAGGCCGAACAAGGATTTAAAAGAACTAAATCGTTTGGAGCCACTGTATCAGAAGAGATATTCCACGCTTTTCTTGGTGATTCAGTAGGAAAGCTTGCAGAATCTGAGGCTGGAATGAAGACCATTCGGGCCACCAGAAAGGCTTTACAGGCACTTGTATCTAAAGACAAGGCCCTTATGGAAAGGGTTGCTTCAAAAGAAAATCAATACACAGAAAACTACAAGGGAAGCAAAAACCTTACAGAGTCTCAAAAGGAGGCTAAGGTTATTGAAGAGGTGATTGTTGAAATCATGTCTGCCATAGCTGACGGAGAGATGGGCGATGGCCCAAAAGTTAAGATGAGTGTTATGAATTCCTTTATGTCCATCGTAAACGATGTGGTCATGAAGGCGTTCGGAAAGGACTCTAGTGTAATCTCACTTAACGACGCCAAGCAGCTAATTAACATCGCCAAGAACTTTAATAGGGTGATGGAAAATGGAGAGTTCAACCTTACGGAGGACTCCAAGGTAGACCAGGAAATGGCCTCAAAAAAACTGACCTCCCCGTATAGGATTCCAACCAACGAGGACGGAAAGGTTGAGATCACAATGGAGAAAACTTTCTACAAGTACGATCTAGGATTTAAAAAAGACATTGGAAGCGAAACCATAACCAAGACGTTTAACGACTCATTCCATTTCATAAACTGGTGGAGAAAGGTGACAAAGGAAGGTAAGGACCTTCACTTCTACGGGTTTGAAGACATGAATGGCAACGACATCAATGTCGATAAAATCAAGAGATTTAACGATGACGAAATGGCCTCAGACTCCCTTGTTCCATCTGGAAGGGTTGCGGAATTCGGCAAAAGAGTAAACAAAGCCTACGAGGACGGTGCGATAACGGCTCCAGTATACAATAGAATAAGGTCTAAGCTTAGAAGGATTTACGGTAAACTGAAGAATTACGAAGACAAGGGGTTTAACGCAAATTACGTACAGAGGGACATTGCCAAAGCAGAGATGTTTATGGATAAGGTCTCTGAAGTTGTAGAAAGATCAGCAAAAGAGAACGGCGTAGAGATGTCCAGCATTAAGGACGAGATGGAATCTTCCGCTTTAAGGGGACTTTTTCTTTCAGATAATATTGAGACAGTCTCTAGGTTCCTTACAGAAGGATATCTATCCAAAACCTTGCTTGGCAGCCTTACTGGTAAAAAACCTAGTAGCGCGTCTATTACTAGACAAATGCTTGCTCAGTATGCATCCACCCTTGAAGGGGAGCCAAGCCAAAAGCTTGTAGGTCTCATGGCTGGGACTTACGGGAGCAAGAAAGACAGGGAACTGATTTTCGGTTCTGGAAAGGATCCAGTTGACTTCTTTGAAAATTACGCTGGCGCCCTTAGAGATAAGATTCAGCAAATGGTTGATTCTCAAGACCTTTCTGGATCTACAGATCAAAACATAGCGAGAGCTAATCTTATTATCGGGATTACCTCTCAGCAGATAAAAAGCAATGTAAACGTATCAGAGTCTCTTACTATTCTTAAAGAGGCTGAAAAGAACAAGAAAAGAAGAGGGGGCCACGAAATAGTTGGTTCGGACATCATAAAGGCTATTGAAAAGGGTAAAGTCAAGGGCCTATCGTATCAATCCAGAGGCAACATTGCAAGAAACTTAAAAAAGGTAGAGGCCCTACTTGCTGGAGACATAGATAGTTTAATTCAACTTTCTGACCTGACTAAAACTGGAGAGAGGATTTTGAGGGAGCAAATGCAAGGCGCATCTTTTTTGGACGCCGATGGTAACATAGACATGCAATCTCTTCTTACCGTCCTTATGACCCCGTACTCTGGCAAGGGAATACGAAAGCATTCTAGGGTAATGTCTCAAGAAATATTCGGTGACAAGATTGGTGCTTGGATACTAAACCTAAACAGCGAGTTTTACCCAGGGTTTAAAAACATAGAAGGCACAAGACTCAGTGACGTAATTACAGTTGACAGTCACATATTTAGAACAATGTCTCTTCTTTCTCCAAGATCTGAAAGAATCTTTAGCATAGAAAGACAACTGCTGAAGAGCATGAAAAAGGCATATAACAAGCTTGAAGACGCTAATAAATCAGGAAAATTAAAAGACTACAACATAAAAGGGTGGGAAGCACTTGGACCTATGATTAGGACCGCCCTTCTTGATGCTGACATAGATGTAAACAGGGAGGGAGCTTTAGCCAAAGCAAAAACTGTAATTAGCTATCTAGATAAGCTTACCGAGGCTGTTGCTGCAGACGAAAAAACGACTAAGGGGTATAAGGACAACCTAAAGAAACTTAGCGGGGAGTTCACGAATCCTGACTTCGCTAGTGATGAAAGGATAAGAAGAACGGCTACCCGTGCAATAAATATGGGGGCATCCGCAATGGGTATTTCTCCAGCTCAGTTCGGGCAGCTTGTGTTTGCAGACGCTCAAACGTCGGACAAAATATCTGATGCTGCTATTGCTAAAATGATTTTCGGGACGAGTCAAAGCCTTGATCAGAAAACAGGGGAGGTAGTTACGGAGTATGGGTTTGAATTCTTCGAGGGTGTTGATGACTCAGACACTAGAAAACCCTACGTTACTTACGCGGAGGTCTTAACCGAAGACAACGAGATGGCAAGCGAACAGCTTAAGCTCGATTTCCCGCACAGCAATACCGTAAACTCTGAAGACTCAAGGCTCAATAGATACAGAAATAAAATCGAAGGACTGACTGTAAGGCCTAACATGGTCATAAACAAAGAGATGGTTGAAGAGGCCTTGATGACTGACGCTACCTCCAGAAGGATCATGGCTAAGGACGCGGTTGTTAACCAAGGTCAAAGGGTCGGCGTAAGGCTAAACCTAAACGTCATGAAGAGCAAAAAGGTTCCTGTTCAGACTATGCATGATAAGACAGCCTCTGGGGAAGCCCTTAGGTATGCTGCTGCAGTAATGGTCAAGAACCCAGATCTGTTTGTTAACCAGAACGCAAGACAAAAAATTGTTACGTTCCAGGAAAACAAGTTTCCTATGGCAAGCGTAAATGGGGAGTTCTTATCCGACGACCTTGGCGCAATGAACTTTGATGGGGTTAAGGCGTTCTTCAATCCATTCAAGCACAACGTATTTGTTGACGCATCTGGTCGTGCAATAAAGTCTGCTTCTGAAGCGACTATAGTGGGGAGTGTGGTTTACTTGAGGGGCGATATCGAGTACTACGCCTTCGACGATCCGATTTTGGATAGAGGTAGAATGGAGACTGAGGAGCAAAGAGGGAAAAGGGTAAAGCGAGGCCCGAAGTACGACAGGGCTGTTTCTAGGTTTGAGGCTTTCTCCAAGAGAAATGGAATCGAGTTTCAAAACAGACGTGACCTAGAGGAGGCCTACGACAACATGCCCATAGAATCCAGGGTTGCTCTCAACGAAAGCGAGGTTGCGGAGAACATGCTTCGGGCAGACGAAATGGCATCTGGTATGCTTAAACTGAGAAGAACTGCTGGTCGTAATGCGAGAAGGTTTACCACTGTAAAAAAGCAGATACTTGAAAACCCAAGGAATTACTTCTCCCCTCAGATTTTAAAAGACCTGAAAGCGGACCTAAAGGATATGACTGATGCAGAGTTGATCCACATTATGACGGGGGATGGTTTAGGAAGACTACAAGAAAGAAACGACGATCTCGGTGTATTGGCTTCTGCGGAAATGATAAGCAGGGCGGTAGCGAGGGGGGAACTCGACGCTATTCCCGATATCATTGCTGAGGCTGCCGCAATCGGAACTACCGCTGGTAGACTTCTTAGGCACTTTAGAGAACTAAAGTCCGCGTCTCCAGCTGGAATTGAGGCTATTATAAAAAGAGAGGTAGAAAGAAGGGGGAACAGCCTAAGCTCAGAACAACAAGCTAGGCTACAAGACATGTCTGGAGACTTGTTTCGACTTCAGGCCGAACACGAAGACCTCGTGAGGAGGGCGATCTCTGGTGAAGACGTTGACGTTGAGCTTAAAAACAAAACGGAAGAGGTAAAGGACGCTGAACGCAGGTTAGACACATTTGCAAACGGGGTTATTGAAAGGGGGTGGGGCCAGATCGGAACCATGCTTATTCAGGGCAACCTTCTTACTCCGATGTCTCAGATTACGAACGTAGGGGCAAACATGATCAATGCGATCGGAAAGATTGGTGTAGACGCAATAGCTCTTCCAATAGAAAGGCTGATCAACATGTTTGGTATCGAGTCTCCGATGAAAAGGAACTATTCTATTAATGCTTATATGTACGGCATAAGAAAGTTCGGTTCTGGTTTTGTTGAAGCCCTGGACGGCATCGTTACGGGTCAAGAAAAAGATGTTTCAGAGTGGAGAGTACACAGGGGTTTTGCCCCCTTTAGATCTCTTGCTTCAGCCATGGGTAAGGGAGACCTACCTATGGGGCCAGATGGAAAAGCGCCTTTAAGTCAAAGGCTAAAGCTATTGGTTCAAGGTACTCTTGGCATTCCAGCTGAAGTCATGTTCCGATTCCTGTCTTTGGGTGACGTTCCTTTCAGGAGGGGGGTTGAGGGCATTGAGCTTTATCAAGCTGGTGTCGCACAGGGCCTTGAAGGAGAATCCCTTGCTCAGTTTATTAAGCATCCAACTAAGAGGGCTCAGGAAGCAGCCGCAAGAGAGGGCAGAAAGCTCACTTATCAGGAGCAGACTGGAGCATCTAAGGCTGCAGAGGATGCGGTTTCATTCTTTGAGAGAATGTTTACCAAGGCGTTTGACTGGATTCCTGGAGCGGACGGCAGGGCTATGGCTAAGTTCTTGATTAGATCCAACTTACCTTACGTAAGGACTCCTGCGAACATTCTGATCGATACCCTTACCTACGTGTCTCCGTACATCGCTGGTCCGAGAATCATGAAGAACCTCCAGAATGGAGACGCTCGTGAGGCTGCTCAAAACTTCGGTAAGCTGGTCGTTGGAAGCATGGTGTCTCAGACGGCAGTAATGCTCCTAAAAGAGGGGTTGATCTCTGGTGCTATAGAGTGGGATGAGGATGAAGAAAAGAACCTAGCTTACGATCAGTTCCCACCGAACAGCATCAATGTAACTGGGCTTCAAAGATTTATGTCTGGAGGAGATGCTACTAAGCAGCCCGACGACAGGTTTATTTCGTATACAAAGCTGGGCGTGATGGGGGCCATCATGGGTGCAATCATAAAGGGTGCAGATAAGGAGGAGCTGAAGAAGAGAGACTACAGCGGTCTCGACTTCCCGATCCACGCACTGCAAGATTCGTTCGGCGTGGGTGCGTTCTCCTCCATTGCATATATGATGGACCAGAGCTTCATGCAAGGAATGAACACGCTCGTAGATGTTATCTCTTCTGCTGACGCTACTGACTTCGAGAAGAACTTCGAGAACTGGTTTAGAACCACATTCCAAGCTGTTTCTGCTACCGCCTTCCCCAACACGCTTAGTGCGATATACAGGGGCACGAGAGAGTATCTGCCAGACACAAGGATCACAAAGGACATGAGCCTTGGAGAAAGGCTTGTTGAGAGGATGGCATACACCATCAAGGACAGAACCTTTGGTTTGGGTGACGTCCCAGTTAGAGTCAACTGGAAGGGAGAGCCAATTAAGCAGACCCCCAGAGGCAACAACGGAATTGCATATCAGCTCTTCGATATCACTAAGTCTCGTCAGGGTGAGGCGGACTCAGTGTCCAACGAAATATACAGGCTTTACGAGCAGACCGAAGACTTGACCAAGGTGGTAGGAACTCCTGGGTATGCAGAGAAGAGAAAGATGAATGTCCCGAACATTAAGAAGAAGCATCTCGCTATGATATCCAGAATGAACAAGGACTACACTTGGACTAAAGACAATGACTTTATGGCCGAGAGAGTTTATCTGAATACAGAGCAGATGAACAGGCTAATGGCGGCATCGGGCAAAGAGCGGTACAAGGAAGTGGAGGCTTTTATGGCCACGGAAAAGTACGCGAAGATGGACGATGAAGAGAAGATAGAAGCGCTCAACGACATAGCTGGAAACTACAACAGCGCCATAGAGATAAGCAGAGGGCAGTTTAGAAACCACACAAAGGTTTTGCTTGACATACTACAAGAGATATACGACAATGAGCGGAAAGAAGATTAAAGACACGGCGCTAGGGGCCTGGTTGAGCACTAAGGTTCCCGCGCTGGCAGAGAAGGTTGGGGATTTACTTCCAGAAAAAGGAGTTCTGGGGGTGGTAAAAAACCTAGTGGACAAGGAGCCAGACGTATCCATGGAGGACAAGTTGGAGTTTGAGAAGCTAAAGCAGCAGCAAGAAGTGGAGGCCCAAAAGCAAGTGACCGAGCGATGGAAAGCGGATATGGGGAGTGACGTAAAGCTCGCTAAGCTAATTCGCCCCATCACTCTAATCTCACTTATGGTGATGTTTATGCTTACGATGGTTGCTGACAGCATGGACAACTGGCCCTTCAACGTAAAGGACAGCTATGTAGATCTGCTTCAGATACTTATGCTCACTGCATTTGGTGCATACTTCGCAGGAAGAACTATAGAAAAGTCCAAAAAATGAACAGACTCCTAACTCTACTTCTACTACTCCCTTTTTCTATGATGGCTCAGGGGAGCTGGGTGAACGTAAACTTTGTTTCCGATCAATACGCTGACGAAAGCTCATGGGAGATACTGTCTGACACTAACGTTGTGGCCTCAGGGGTGGCAGAAGAGGTTTTGATTAACCTACCTGCTGGTGAGTATACATTCGTAGCATACGACGAGTTTGGTGACGGAATATGCTGCCAGTACGGGGAGGGGTTCTTTACCCTGACTAACAGCTGCGGGTTAGACATCGGAGTGTATGACTTCGCTTCTGCTCAAATGGAAGTCCCGTTCAACCTACTCCCTTGCCCCCCTCCAGTTGTTGGGTGCATGGATGAAGAGGCAAGCAACTTCGACCCTTTAGCGATTATTGATGACTTCTGCCTATATAGCGTAAGGTTTAGGTTGGATTTAAATGGTCCGCACCCAGAGGATATCGTCACCCCAGAGGTAAACACAAGCTGGAACGGGTGGTGCGGTGGATGCAATCAAATGCAAGACTTAGACGGGGATGAGATATGGGAGGTTACCATTGACATGCCGCTAGGCAATCACCTCTGGAAGTTTTCTGCGGATGATTGGACGTATCAAGAAATGCCAGCAGGAGTAATAAACTCCCCTTGCTTCCTGTTTGATGAATGGGGGTTCGTAAACAGAACCTTAAATGTAGAGGGGGCAATGACGCTCCCTACATTTTGTTGGGAGAGCTGTTTTCCTTGTGGATCTGTAGTTGGGTGTACCGACTCTACAGCCACGAACTACAATCCCTGGGCTAACTTTAATCAAGGGTGCAACGTAGTGGAGTCCGCTAACTGCAGCGTAACCGAGACGGAGGTTTCTGTAACTGTAATTCCAGACAACTACCCAGCAGAAACCGCTTGGGGTCTAGTAGACCTAACTCAAGGGGGAATTATAACCTCAGTCAACACAGGAGACCTATCTGGCGCCCCCATGGGGATACCGATTGTAACAAACACTTGCGTATCTATAGGGAGTGAAATTCAAATCCTTGTCTTAGACTCGTATGGTGACGGGATGAATGGATCTCAGTGGGGCGGAGAGGATGGAACAGTGATAGTGGAAGCCTGTGGTGAAGAGATATGGTCACTACCAACAGAAAGCACAAACTTTGGCTACAACATAGAGGCTTCTTTCCCTGCTCCTGTGTGTCAAAACATAGAGGACTTGGTGGGGTGCGGAGATCCAGACTATCTGGAGTACAACCCAGATGCCACCGTGTTTGTTGATTTGCTTTGCGAAACCCCAGTGGTGTACGGATGTATAGACACGGCGTACTACAACTACAGCCCAGAGGCTAACGTAGAGGAGCAACCAGACTCTTGTGTTTACACGCTAACCCTTACTGACGGAGTTGGTGACGGATGGTTTGGTAGTTGGGTAGGATTGAAGCAAGGGGACTGGCTATCGCCACAATACCAGATGGGTCCAGAAGACGGGATAAGCAAATCCTTTGACCTCTACTTGGCTTCCAATGAAGAAGTTGAGCTTTATTTTTTCTCTACCCCGCAGTCTCTATTTACTGTAGCTCAGTGCGGGTTTACGCTTGACGGACCGTCTGGGGATGAGATTCTAGACGTTTCTCAATGGAGCGTAATTCCATTCCCATATATCTACACAGCCACAACATACTGCGGAAACCTTTGTGAAGAGTTTGTATATGGGTGTATGGACTCTAACGCACAGAACTACAGTGAGTTAGCTAACACTGAAGACGAGAGTTGTTACTACGCTGCAGGATGCACTCAGGCTGGATACTTGGAATACTACACTCAGGGATACGAGGCTGACTATGATGACGGAAGCTGTTCTACTCTTGCTTTGTTCGGGTGCACTGATCCTGAGGCGCTTAACTTCCAGGAGGAGGCCAACGTAGATAACGGTAGCTGCATCCCAGTGGTTGTTGGGTGCATGGACATAGACGCATTCAACTACGACTCAGAGGCCAACACACCAGACAACGAGTCTTGCTTGTATGACGCTGGGTGCATTGGAGATCCTGGAGACCCTTATTGGGCTAACGACTATTGCTATCTATGGGTAATCGACGTGGACCCCTACTGCTGCAATCAGGAGTGGGATGGGGTGTGTCAGGAGATGTACTCTTACTGCGAGATGGGGGTTACCGATGTATCGGAAAGCGAGTACTCAATAAGGGTTTTACCCAACCCAACAAGCGGACAGGTTATAGTCCACTCTCCACAGGGGTTTGAGGCGGAGGTTTACTCCCTTACAGGTCAAAGAGTTGATGCGGTAATCACAAGTTACGGGATTGACCTTACTCACCTTCCAAGCTCTACCTACCAGATTGTCATTCGTCACGGAGGTAGGGTTACAAGAAAAAGAATAGTGAAGCAATGAAACAGATTATAGCACTAATACTGATCCTCCTTTCATTTGGTTGTCAGGGTCAGACGTTCAAGAAGGCGCTCAAGTTTGCGACATTCTACACTGCATTTAGCGGGGGAAACTCATTGTCAGATTCTGAAGTGTTCTCCCTCAATAACGGATTGCAGACAGACATAACTAAAACTCCATTTGACTACTCATTCACCGCAGGGATAAGGAAGATCGCTAGGTTTGGATACGAGAACCGAGCCAACGTATTCTATGACGGGACAGAGAAGTCTTATGGGGATGCCGCTACGATAGGGAAGGTAAAGGGTTTCGAGTTTCTGTTTGAGGGCGACTACAGGCGCCAGCAGGGGGTCAATTACCTAGATCAAGACTACTTCTTGAGGTACGTGAGCAACAACTGGATCGCCAAAGTAGAGTTTCTTCAAGATGGGTTTGCTGATGTAAGGTATTTTGAGGGGTCGCAAAGACTTCGTGTAAACCTGGGGGGCAAACTTTCATTGAATGTAGGGGCCGTACAGAGGGTTTCTGAGCCTTATGGCTACGATCCGCTCAACGAGTGGCTTCTTAATAATGATCAGCTTCACTATACTTTCCTTGCCATCCAAGAAGGGTATGAGGTGAACGTAAACACAGGGGAGTTCTTTTCTCCCAGCGGCGATGTCGTAGCAACCAGCTCTGAGGTTTGGGAGGAGGTTATTATACCTGAGGTCTTGAGCGATTATGTAAATAGAAAAAGGTCTGAACTACCCGACCAATGGAACCATTCTTTAGTTATCGGATTTGATTTCTATCACTACACAGATGACTTCTGGATGCACAGCTGGGGTAACGTAATGCCCGTCCACCTTGACTCACAGAGCGAATACGCATACCAGCGGTTCGTTAATGACGACCAATGGATTGATTACTCTGGGGGCCTTATCTTTGGGAGACGCTTCAGCAGGAGTTTTGGTGTCTTCCTAGAGGGTAAATACAACAAGTATTGGGATAGGGTTTGGCACGACTTCTCCGTAGGCATAAACTACGTAATACTTTGAGATGGCGAATCAAATCGGGGAGGACACAAAAGTCACAGTAGACTTGAAGACAATAGGGATGGCTACAGCGGGGCTTGGATCAATTATCGCCATGTGGTTTGCTTTACAGGCAGACATAGCTGAAGCAAAGGTTCTACCCTTACCCCCCGATCCAGAGATTACCAGAATGGAGTTTGATATGAAGGACCAGCTCGTGCGTCAAACTATTATGACTACCCAAGAAGATGTCGCCGAGATAAAGGAAGACATGAAACGGATAGAAGAGAAAATAGATAACCTGAAGTGATATGAATTATGAAAACTGTTCTTGCCCTTGCTGCGTTCTTTGTTCTATTGTCGGGAGCTGCCTATGTGGCCGCTCCTGCTGATAAAGCAGTTTGTAACCAAGGCGTTTGCGTAGTCGAGTTTAACGCCAGCTTTAACTCCGCTAATAGCGTTGAGTGGATAGAGTCTTTGAACGACTGTGTTACGTCTCGCGTAGATATAGTCACTGATCCAGACCTTCAGAAGAAGCATAAGATCGTAGTGGTCCCAACCATCGTGGTGTTTAACAACGGCGACGAGGTGACCAGGTTTCAGGCTAACATTATGATGTCTATGGAGGCCACCAAAAAGGATGTGCAAGAGGCTGTTGACGAAGCCCTTATGAGCGACTTCTAACAAAGAAGGGCCCCGAAGGGCCCCTCTTATCAAAGTAGTACAGCTGGCTAATCCAGCATTGGCTTATCGGACGGGACATGCTCCAGAGTCGCAGCTGTCGATCTCTACCTCATCTAGCGAGATGCTGTCCAAGGATGTGATCGGGGTGACACTAGCTTTCATCTCATCATACTTCTCTTTCGTAATCTCCTCCATCGGCGCTTGATCGAAACCATGATCGCTGTGCAAGAGGAAGGAAACAGACTTAGTATTCATGTAGTTGTTGTCCAGCCACATGCGAATCTCATCAAGCTCTTCCTTTCTGTAGTATATCGTAACAGAAACCGAGTTGTCTGACCATTCTGCCTGAAGCCTCTTAATGACTTCAAGCTGATCTATAGCAGACATATTCGTTCCAAACTTGGTTGTTTCAGGGAAAGAGCAAGGGAAGCTAACTACCACTGTGCTGTGATCGTCAGTCCCATCGAAGTTGCGTACATACTCTACGTGGTACCCATTAGACCTAGCCACTCGTGCAAGTTCGCTATCTGCCGCCATGCGGATTCGTCTAATGTAGTATTGGGAATATCCAGGGTGAGCTCCTGGTGTAACACCAGCAAGTAGAGACAGCGTTCCAGAGGGTTTAACTGTAGTAATCTTAATGGAACAAGGGAAGCCATGGGTCTTTGAATATTCTTCGTCGTAGGCCCTGATATACGTGTAAGCGTCAGAGAGCCAGAGCTTTTGCTCTTCTGTTGCCTGAAGATAGCCAGTAACTCCTATGCCCATCCGCATATTTTGATGCACGATATCCTCAGTCTCCTTTAGAGAGCAGGGGATCGAGAGGCTGTGCTTGTTGACTCTATACAGATACCTCAACACCTTCCTCAATTCCCTGTAGCTTTCTATGTTGGGGAGATAGATTTCTGCAAGACAGCAGGTTTCGTAGTTGGCTAGGCTTTGCTCAGCACATGGGTTGAACCCCATGACGTCTGGGTCTGGGTACTCAGTCTCTCCTGTCCTCCCCATTGCTCTGGAAGCGTCAAGGTTGATGAGCCCGTATGGCTCCCCGTTACCTTTATACCCATCCCAAAACTCGTCTGGGAGCATAGATACATCGTTGCAAACCACTGAGTTATTGGACATAGCTCTCCAGTTTGGAATGTTTCCAAGGTCCCAGCGCTTAGCCCTCAAGTACTCAATATCATCGTAGTCACCTAGGGCAATCTGCGCAGATCTGCGAACGTTGCCAGCTACCACGATCTTACCGATGATGTTCATGATGTCAAGGCAATCGACACTAGAGAGTCTACGTCCAGACTTGGCGTTCAGGATCTTATTGATCTCCATCATGCCCCACACTAGGTCTTCACTACCGCTGGCCGTACCCCCGAACCCTTCGATCTTAGCTCCCTTGGGTCGGATCAGGTGCGTAGCAAACGTAAACCCATTGTCGTCGTAACCGTCTTGATAGAAGTGCGACTCAAGGAGTCTTTCGAGCAGCTCTACCCATCCTTCACGAGAGTCAGGGACAATAAAGTCAGCATCGTTCTCGTCCTTTCTCTCGATCGTTACCCTCTTCCCCACCTTTGGGAGCTGGTAAATGTGCTCTCTCTGGATGTTAAACCCAACGCCGCTACCGAGCATGAGCATCTCGAACGCCCAAGTAAAGGGTCTTATTGGCTCATCCACCACCACAAACGAGCAGTTCTGAAGTGACGGCAGTCCAAGGCGATCCACGGTCTTGGTTCCTAGTTGCCACAGAAACCTACCAGCTACAGTACCCTTGAGGTCAAGCATTATCTCTCTAAGCTCAAGCTTCTCTATGTCTGAAAAGCCACAGCCAAGCTGATTGTTGCATGCTTCTACTACCCGATCTACGGTTTCGGGCCACTCCTCAGTTTTGCCATCTACGGTAGGTCTAGAGTACGTTCGCTTGAACGTGGGGTATCCTACCTCACCCCATGGAGTAAGTTTTTCTTTGCTCATAATTTTTTCGGAAAGGCCTACAAGATAGTCAATAGCTCTTGGAATATCGCCACACCCTGTAAGTATCTAAAGACTTGATATCGTATAAGTTAAGTCTCGTAATTAAATCTTTTCTGTCTTTTCTTCGGTATAGCCTTCTGTATGCTTTCGACTTATCGCTTACCACGTCTAGGTCAACGTTTTCATCTACGTAATACTTCAGTTCTGCCCTGTCTACCACTGAGAACCCGCCTTCTTCGGGCATGTCAAAAGCTATTATTTTAGCCGATCCATGCAACCAACCTGGGTTACCCCCTACGTTCATCAATTCTACCCATATTTCGTCTGGCAGATTGTTACCTTTTACGTCTACTCCCCACTTACCTTTATCATTGAAGGCCAGCCAGTAGTCTACGTGTTCAGTCATGTCCTCCCTACGGGTGGACTTCTTTACGTCAAGGCCTAGCTCTTCCGCCGCCCTTACGAACCTGACCTCAGCTACTCTTCCCGTCGAACCCGAATAGGCCCTCCGTTTTTGATTCAGCATGGTCTTCGTAAAATTGGTTAGAAGCCTCACGAACTAAGTCGAGTTCGTAGTTGACTTGCTGACGTAGCTTTTGGGTAAGCTCGATCACGTAACCTGGGTGCCTCTTGGGGTCCCCCTCCCTATTGAATAGGTCTTCGTGGAAGTTAGCTATCAAGCGGTGCATCCTCTCGCATGCCACGCCGTAGCTTCTTCCTACGTCCTCCTTTGTTATCTGGTTCATTGCCCTTGATAATACTTATAGCCTTTTCGACCTGTTGTCGATTTTTACAAATAAAGAGCATTGGAAGCGGTTTTCCAAGCTCGGCTAAGTATTTCATGAACAGCTTCCATCTCATAGGAAAGTCATGATGGGAGTGAAGGAACCCCTTCGTCTCTATTATCCAACTTTCGTCTTTAGCTACGAAGTCGGGTTTGTAGCGTATCGGGAGCGCAACGCTATTGCTCCGATCTGTCATCTCTTTCTTCTTGGAGGTCATTTTCCAGTACGTACCCTCGTATCGGAACTTGTCCATAAGGGTGTACTCGTGTTCCTCGTAGGAGAAAGGTATCCCAGATTCAGCTAGAAGGTCAGCGCAGCACTTTTCGAGTCCACTCTTATACCTCCCTAACTCCCTCTTCTTGGCAGACTTGCGCTTGGTAGTCTGTCCTTTCTTTCGCTTCACATGGGGAAGTTACAGCTTAAATCGATGCAAAGGCTTCATTTGGGGACATCTTAAAAGTTTTATAGTTTTTGAACTCATTTCCAATAGGTTGGAACAGCTTCTCCTGTGTGTAATTCGACCTAAAGGACGTCATAGAGGTGTCCATGGTGAAGGTTAGCGGCTCGTCGATCGACGTTGGCATACCCCCAGTCTCGACATCTCGAACTTTCCGAACATGGAGTTCTGTGGTTTTCTTGATGTTGTTGTCAGGTGCTTGAACCTTTCTGTGTATGGTAAGGAAGCAGTCTGCTCGGTTTACGAACTTGCCTCCACCCTCGGTGTCCTCAGCATACGGGGCCACTGGTAGGCCATCGTCACCCTTACGGCGTTGTGCCTCGGTTACAGCGTGCATGTTCAACCACACCGCTACATCATTGGCATTAGAGAACGTAAGGAACTCTGACGCGGCTTGGTAGTGGTAGTCATGGCTATTGCCCTGCCCTGACAGCTCCAGCTTGAGGCTGTTGTATGGGTCCACCAGCACAGCGTCAAACTTCTGCTGTCTGTAAATCTTCTCAAGGAAGACCAGGATGTCACCATAGCTGTACACTTGGTTGTTGCTGATAACAGTGAAGTGTTCATTAACCCACTTGTAGGCCAGCTTACGTTGCTCGTATGTAGCGTCCCCGATCTTTCTGTTGGTCGCAAACTGCATCAGCGTCATCTTGAGCGAGGCCGTTCGGTTCTCTGAGGAGTACACCACCCACTTCCATCCGTGGCGACGAGCGGCGTTGACCATCAGGTAGAGCATCATGGTGGTTTTACCTACGTTGCTGTGCCCGTTGATGATAGTGAACTCCTTCTTGTACCTGAAGTGTTCGTCCAGTTTCTCGTCACCTGTATCTAAACCAACTTGGATGCGCCCGTTGGCGTAGTCGTCGATCCACCTGAAGTCCTCGTCGTCAGAGGATATGAAGGACATGTCCCCGTCATTAATCAGGAGTTCTCGTTTGGCGTTCTGCTCTGCTCCGATTACGTCTACGATAGGGTCTTGCTTACCCTTCTCCAACCCTTCTCGGATGGTTTTCCTTGCGTGTTCTTCGCTGTCGATGTCTCGCTTAGAAATCTCCCTGAACAGTACACGAACAGCCTCCTCCTCCTCGATGCGTCCAGCAGACACGAACCCACCGAGAAGTCTAGCGGCATTGCGCAGTGCTGTGTGCTTCTCCCCGTCTTCGGCTTGCCTGATAATCCTGCATGCAAGGTTGAGCTTCATGTAGTCCGTAAACTCCCCCTTCTTGGCCTCTTGAACCTGTTCGCTTCTCTCTGAGGTGAAAGCCCCAAACTTCTGCGCCGCAGGGTTCAGGATAAGTTCAGGGTCGTATGACTCAAAGCAAGCGCGAGACTCGTTTACTCCTGACTCATCTACCTCAAGGTCGTACTGCTTGTGGAAGTAGTTCTTGAGCGCACGGAAGTGGTCCCTATGCCTTTCTGGGTTGGTAACACGAACGAGCGCCTTGAGCCCATCACCCGATGGAGAAACCCAACAGGAATAGACGTAAGCGTCAGTAGCCAGTACCGCCTTGGATTTCTCAACGTCGATATGATCGAAGTCCAAAACAATAAGTCCGCTGTGATCAAAGAGGCCTTCGTCACTGCGGTCCGCAAACTCCCCGCTGAAGCATACAATCGGTAGCTTCTTTTTCGCGTCTTTGTCTCCACTCCTGACATCTTCAATCGTGGTTTTCGATTGGCCCTGTCGGATTCGCTCCAAAGCCGTATGTATGTCTACGTGGTGTGGGCTGTTCTTGTCGTAGAGGTTCTTGAAGAACGTTACTTTCATTGTATTGATCTTTAATTATGAATTGCAGGTATTCGATTGCTTTCAGGATATCCTGCTTCCCCCCTTTCATTTTGTGTCTGCACACATACTTTATGACGTTAGCCTCCAAGAAGGGTATTTGGTTGGCTACAATAAATTCCACTGGGGGAATCTTCATGTCGTAATGCTTTGGCTTCATATCGCGTTGCTGTTTACGTACCCGTGTGTTTTGATGTCCCTTACGCCTCTCACTATGATGTGCTTCTTGCCTTTGTAGGTCTTACCGTAGCACTCCTTACGGAGTCTGTTCATGGTCCTGGTGCAGTTGGCCATTATAGACTCTGGCGTGTTGTATCTGGACACGGCCCAAGACTCCCTCTTGGTGGTTCTCTTATTCTTCTTGTACGCTACGTCAAGCGTCATCGAGTATATCAGTGGTCTTGAGTTTTGCATTCCACTTTCTTTTCAGGTTAAGGGCTATCCAATTCAAAGATACCTTGTCTTCATTCCACACCATCCCGTCTCTTTCTTCGAGGATGATGCAGTTGTCTCCCTCCTTGTTCGGTATGAATAGGATGAGGTAGTTGGTTTCAAAGTTTGGGATAGGAACCATGAAGTCCTTGTCGTAGCTCCTCATTGCGGCGGTAAAGGTCATTGTCCTCCCGCCTTTTTTGCCTGAGAAAGTTTGGGGGCTAAGAAACTTTACGTCTCTCAACCCCCATTCCATCATGGCGTATATGCCGAAGCTCTTAGAAAGGCATGTCATCTTGGACGACCTGCTTGCTTGCGGCCTTAGCCTCTCGCTTCTCCTTAGCGGCTTCGCTGTTAGGATTGAAGACACGGGCACAAGCCTTACCATTCTTGCTCATGAACAAGGTAAGGTAGACGTTGCCGCCTTTGCCTTCTGCGTCACGGCGTGTGACGTACTGATCGAGCATGTCCTTGAGCTCGTTGTCCTTCAATCGGACTTGCCAGCTCATCAGCTCGTTATTGTCATTGTACTTGGGTTCGTCGGCCCACCCGACGAGAACGGAGTCATACTTAGTATCGCTCATTTTTATTTGTGTTTAGGGGTAAAGAATTAGGTTTATGAATGCGGCTACAAGGCAGATTACTACGATGTATAGAGTCATTAGAGAAACTCCGCAGACTAAGTAGGGGACCCACTTAGACCTTGAAGCGAAGGTAGTCTTGAACGGGGCTACTTCCCTCTCTAAGGAATTTTTCAATTCGTTCAATAGCGTCATTGAATTTCATTTCGCCAGCGAAGAGTGTCTCTTCCGAGCATTCTACGATTGCTGGCAGGTAAGGATACGTCTTCTCCTGCACGAGCCAGTAGAACTCGTCTACACCGAAGACCTTAGTGTAGATATATGCTTGGATGTCGTAACTGAAGTCACGAACGCTGTACCTGAACTTGGACACGGACTTGGTAGACTTGGAATCTACGATGTATCCGTCACCGAGGCAGTCGAGAAAACCCTTGACCTTGATGGGTCCGAGCATCTCATTGAACTCGACTTGGTAGTTGCCGCTCGATAGATATTGGTCGGCAAGCCCGCATTCTTCGAGCCTGTCAATCATATCGTTCGCCATCTTCCAGTCTTCAGGGGACACCAGCTTCTTGTCGTTGGACTCAGCCTCCGCAATCATCTCTGCCTTGAGTTTCTTAAACTCAGCAGACATGCTTGGTCGCTTCATCTTCTTGACAGACTCAGAGCAGAGGTCCAGGATCCTGTCGTCAGACACAATAGTGTACAGATTCATAGCCTTGTCGCGCTCGAATAGTAGCATGTCGTAGAGCGTACCGAAGTCCAGAGCAGGAGACTCGAACTTCAGCTCTTTCTTCATGTACAGGTCGAACTTCGCCATATCGTCGAGTGCGACCTTCAGAGAGGAGTACGACAAGTGTGACTTGCCGTACCTCTCTTCGAGGGCTTTAGGGATATCAATCATCGTACAAATTTCTTCAATCCAGCCTTTTGCTTATCGGTCAACTCATCCCCGTACTTGGACATGATATTGTCGTAGGCTTTCTGCTTGTCGGACTGGCCCTTGATGTAGTTCACGGCCTTGTCCATGATCGTGGACTCGTCCTTAGACTTAGGCTCTCTCTTGGGGGCGGCATCTTGCTTTGCGATAGCATCCTTGACCTCGTTAGCCGAGGCGATAGAGGCGTCGATACCAATGCCCAACATAGCCAAGGCACGACCAACGGCAGACGTCTCGCAGTTCTCTACGTAGCTCGTCTTGTTGATGTTGCTTGCCGCCTTCACTTCGTGGGCATGCCCCACTGCAACAACCTCCCCGTCAACGTTAGTGATCGAGGCGCGGCACAAGCACTCTTCAGGGGTGAGCATGGGAAACTCAGTATTGATCCCCCAGTTCTTGTACTGTTCTTCTTGACGAAAAAACTTGATGCGCTCGTTGACTTCGACGTACTGCTTGCCACGGATGTTCGTGGTCTTGAATTTGTAGTTACTCATTATGCTGTAGCTTTTAGTTCATTTAATTTTGCGGTTGCTACTTGGATATCCTTTGAGACTTGGATTGTATCCAGCTCGTTGCGAAGGATGGCGCACTCTTGTTCGAGGATGTAGATTTGATTGGTGAGGTCGGCGAGTCTGTCGGCTTTACTGGTAGCAGACAACCTGCTATCTACAATTAGCCTTGCTTTCTCGTACATCTCCTTGTACCCTTTCCAGAATTCAAGGTTGTCCATGTGGTTGATTGTCATGTGCGCTATCGTAGATCGGTCTCGCTTCAGGATATCGGCAACTTCCTGTTGACTAGTTGACCATTGTGATAAAGCCACCCCGATCGCATTACGCGCTCTTACTTGGTTGGCACACCTTGAATTATTAGGAACCATACCTATTGAGGCATAGTATGTCTCGACTGCTGATAGCATCAAGAGCTTTCTATTTTGTGGATTGAATTTCATTTGGACTGTGAATTTAGTGTGGTTTTCTGTTATCCGCAAGGAAAAGGCGGACTTTGTTTCTTCGGGCATTCTCACACGCCTGTCATGGGATCTCCCCATGCACCATGCGTCCGCCCCTAGGTCAGCGTTCTGACTCTATTTCCTTGGATACTGCACCGTAACAGGCGGCGTACTTAATCATGGCAATCAGAACGCTCTCCATCTTATCTCTGAGGTTGTGCATTTCGATCTTGACTCCTTCGTCATAACCGAACATCTCGCAACGCTCGTCGATAAACTTCGATGCAATGTTGTTGTTGTGGTCAATAAATTGGTTCATGAGTATCGGGAGTGGCATATCCACCCAGTCCAATACATCGTTCTCGATTACGTCTTCGCAAGCGAACACCTTAGCTACGGCGTCCTCCTTGGTGTTGTCGGCTGTAATAGCCCCGATAATTTGAATTGCTCTTCGGTTAGTCATTTGGTCTGTGGTATACGAGGGCGGGGGAACCCACGCCTCTGTGGTTTGCGAGGTCCCAGTCTGGTGTGTGGCAGACCTGGCCGTTGTTAAGCTTGTAAGACCAGATGGTCTCGTCTTGGGGGTTAATTACTATGCTCATCCTATTTCTTTTCCGTATAGCTCGTCTTGTAGTTCTTCAAACTCCTTCCTGATAAGGACAGAGGCTCTGTAGTTTTCTTGCTTGAGCCTTTCGATTGCCTTGTCAGTAAGAGACATCAGCTTATGTAGTTGCTTGCTTGTCATCTTGCATCTTGAGTTTGAGTTTTGCTTCGTAGCTGTTGATCGTAGCCTCCAGCATTATTTGGTACAGGCGATTCTCTGCCCCTGTTGTTTCGTCGAGGCGAGTGGAGAGGTGTTCAATCATCTCTTCCATCCCCTTCATGTACTTATCGGTTATCATCTGCGGCGTGTAGGTTGTTGAGGTTTCCCTTGCGAAGGGATTCGTTTTCCTCACGGAGTTGGTCAATTTCGGCAACAGCCGCAACATACCTGTCGTGCAGGGAGTTGCATGAGGAGGTAATGGCGGCCATCTCGTCCTCCACGGAGTCGAGAAAGACCCCGATGTATTCGAGGGCAGCCGCTCTTCTCATGCCTTCCGTCTTGCCATTGTGTACGGCTGTGGCCCAGTCAATGAGCAATTCAATGCGCTTCTGCGCCCCTTCGATCGTGGTCTGCATAACGGGGATGTTTTTGTTTTCGTGTCCTTCAATCATTTTCTTGTCTGTGTTATGGCGAGAGTAGGGAGTGCTATACACACCAGCAATCCAAATCCCAGTCCGTAGTTAATAGCGTCTAAGTGAGGGAAGGAGCGCACGATGATGATAGTGAAGATGGCACTCAAGGACAGCTTGAGAAGAAATCCAATCTGCACGAGCATCATACCCTGTGTAGGCTCCATGTCTATGGCAAGGCGGATGATGATGTACGATGACATCACGGCTACCAACCCTACGCATACTCCTAAAAATGCACTCATGTGTTTATGTGTTTGTACCCACGGCAGGAATCGAACCTGCGACCGACTGCTTAGAAGGCAGTTGCTCTATCCCCTGAGCTACGTGGGCTGTGTGCGCCGACTGCAGTTCGACGACTTCCCCCTGTCGCTTATCGGATGGGGCGTTCCGCACCTGTTCCCTTTCGTGGTGAGGTCGGGCATAGAATCCATCTACACCAATTCAAACCTCTGAACAGGAGATTGTTACCCGAAACTTACGTTGTCATCCAACCATTCGTCGAGTGAGTCCTTCTTTTCCGTAGGGTCTGTACCCTTCTCGGATGTGAAGCCGAGGTTTTGGAACAGCATCGCCGCGTCCTCTACGTCTTCGCGGTTGCGCCCCGCCTCCACCTCAGCACGCCCCGCAGGATCGTCGGGCTGTGGGTACGGGGATCGACCCTCCTCGTCGAGAGAGATGCGCTTGTTCTCTTGGTTGCGTCCGAACTCCGTGATGGTAGAGGGGCATTGCACCCCATCGTTCTCCGCCATGTCCAAGGCGCGGCTCTTCATGTACTCGACACGGACCAGGTTCAGGTATATACACCCACGTCCGTGGTCGTAAGTCATCATGATGCCGTATGTTGCGGGGTCTTGTCCGTACCGCTCGGCGAGAGCCTGTGCCTCACGAAGTTCTCCAGCCCAGTACGAGTATGCGCCCTTGGGGTCCGTGGGGGAGACAACCGTGGCTATCGAATCGTTAGCGTAGTAGAAGAACCCGTAGGATTGCGGGTTGAGGAGAGCGTCACAGGTGACGATGTTCTGCCCGTGGCAGATGGCGCGGCCAAGAGACTCGGCGAAGGCGCGGGTGTTGGTGTTATCGTTCAACATATCTTAATCTTCTTTCTTTTCAAGTTTTGCGCTTTCAGGGATGAAGAACTCTCGCATTGCGGAGAGCGCCCTTGCACACTCCCTGAGGTGTGACGATGGGACTTTGTTTGTTACCAGCTTCTTCTGAAGTTCTTCCGAGAGGGCTGTGACGGCTGTCTGATAATGGTCTTCAGCGTCACGCTTCCTCATCGTGGTGAGTTTAGGCTTAGTCATTTTTCTTTTCTTCGTATAGGTCGAGGAGGTCACCCATGACATCCATGAAGTCTTGGCGGGTGTAGTCCTGCCATTTCACGAATGGGTCGATTTCTTCAAGCCAATCTCGGACTATGCCCATGAAGGCAACGTGTGTAGAGATGGCAACGTTGGGGTGTACCGTGTCTTGGTATTGTTGTGCCACGTATGTTTCGGCGACACTGGGTTTCTTCATGAGGTGTTTCATGGGGTGTGAGGTTTGAATTGACGTGGACAAAGATACAACAAATGTTCGTATCCACCAAATTTATTTTCTAAGTTGCTGATTTACAGGGAAGAGTAGTCATCACACCACACGCCTCCCTTTCGTTCCTTTTCTTGGATTCGCTTGAGCAGAGATTCGTATCGACCCGTGTCCCCGTCTGCTTGGAAGTGTGGGGAACACACCCATGCAAGCACCAATCTCACACCTGTGGCTGTACCAAGGTGGGTGTCGTCGTTGCAGTGGTTACCAACGTACCCCTTCAGGCCGAACTGGGTGTAGGCATAGCTACGGGGGTGTTTCTCTACCGCCTCCTCAAGCATATCGAAGAGGTCATCGAGGACGTTCTCCTCGTCGCGGATGTAGAACTCCTTGCGGATAGGGTCAAAGATTTCGTAAGTGATGTTCATGCTTTCTGTTCTTTTTCAAGGTTGGCGGCGCTCACCCAAACGTTGACGTTTCCAGTCTCGTCCCTCAGTTCCTCCAAGGTGGAGGCCAAGTTGCGGCAGACACGCGCTCTGAGCGGATCCATCTGCGGGTTGTGCCAATCACTGATGAGGCTGTCGATGATGTCGTCTACGATACCCTTGTGTGTACGTAGGTAGTCTGATTCTGTGTACTTGTTCATGCTGAGTAAATCGTTTCAGTTTCAATGCGGCTTCCGTTCAGGTAGATGAGACGGCGAACCTTTTGGGTGGGGAAGTAGTGGGTGCAGGTGTCGTCGATGTCCACCATGACAGATTCTGCGGGCCACTCAAGGTCACGCACCACCTCAGCGAGGCAGTCGTAGCAGTAGAAGAGGCTGGTGTTGTAGTACTTGAGGTCCTGTACAAGGACACCCTCACCCTCGTAAATCTTACGCTTGAGGCGCTCCACCTCGATGGAGATGCCCTCCTCTGCCATGCGGATGGCGGTGGACTTGTTCGTGATAGTGCGAACCTTGTCGTCCATTTGGTCGTATACCACGACACCATCGCCGAGCATGACCCCGTCATACACTTGGATGAAGAGCGTGTGTCCCTCGTCAATGTCCACATCCGCCATGTCAGGGGAGAAGTGGTCAAGGTTGGTGTAGACCCTGTGCCATCCTCCATGCGGACACTCTTCGTGGCCGAACTTGACGTCGATGCCATGCTCAGACTCCCAATGCTCATGGATGTCGTGCATCCACTGGTCGATGTACTCCTCGACAAGAGCCTTGCCAAGTTCGGGGGTCACCACGTCCTCGACGCGGCGGCAGGTGGTATCTGAGTAGCCCTCGTTCATGCCTCCGATGGAGTCGATGATGAAGTAGTGAGGGGCAATGCGTAGTGCAGTGTTCATGAGTGTGAGATTTGAATGTCGTTGGCTGAATTGCCGTGGACAAAGGTAAGTCAAATGTTTGTATCTACCAAATTTATTTTACTCCCCAAAGGGGAAGTCTTGGCTTGGATTGGGTCGCACGGACCAACTGATCAGGCCTGTGGGCTTGTCCCAATTAAGTAGTCTGCGACAAGTGGTGAAGGCCTTGCTGAGGCTGTTGCCCCCTACCCACTCGATGCCTCCACCTCGTCCGTAAATCTTGACGCGGAACGTGTCACCAAACGCATACACCGTGTTCGTGTCTGGTTTTAATTCCACTTGCCACACCTTCTCGAAGGTAATGAAGTGGTGGGTCTGCCCGACAACACGGACAAGCTTGCACCCCTCTTCCCACAGGCGTCTGCCTGACTTGGTGTCCCTGTCCACAGGGTAGATGCCCTCACACATAAACATCCGACAATCCTCGTCGTATCCCTTTGGAGGGTGAGTTGCGTCATAGGTGGGGAGCCGCTGAAGCGGGTTGACCTTGGAGTAGCCTACGGCCAAGTCTACTTGGTGTGTCATTGAATTACTCATTGTCTGTGTACTTGAGGGTGATACCGACAGCCTCACTCAGCACCTTGCCGAGCGGGTTCCCCATCTTCTCGATGGTTTCGATAGGGGTGGCGATGAAGAACATCTCCGCCATCATGAGTGCCTGTTGCACCTTTTGGATTTCGTCTTGTGTCATGTCTGTGTCAGTTGAAGCTGTATCCGCACTCAGGGCAGAAGGGGTGAACGTCAGTGTATTCAGGACTTGCATCGCAGTCAGGGCAATCGACCTCGTACACGCACACAAGATCCGTGAACTCTGTAGGGCCGCGCTTGTCTGACTCGTCCTTGGGGAGAAACTCGTCGAGGCTCTGCATAACAGAGTCAACGGCGGTGTGCAGGGAGTCGTCGGCCTTGTATCCGAGGCGGCGGAGGATGCGGACAGCGAGGTCACGCTTGTAGTCTTCATACGTCATGTGTCAGGTGTTTGTGGATGAGGGTATGCAGGAGGAGTTGGTTCTCAATCTTGGCGTTGGCCTTGTCTCGCTTGAGCAGGTCCCGCACTTCGGGGACCTCCACCACGAGGTTCGGGTTGACTTCGCACTCAGTGCAAATACCGACGAAATCTGTCATTGTCATGTGTGTCTGTGTTAGAGGGTGATTTCTTTGCTGTTCTCGATGCTGTAGATGGCCTTCTCACCACGCACGTCACCGAGGCGGCACGCTTCGGAGAAGTCATCCACGAGGGTAACCACGTCGAAGACGATGTCCTCACCGTCCACCCATGTGCCGACACACAAGGGGTGGTCAGGCATCCATCCGTGTTCGTAGGCGGCGTGCCAAGTCTTCTCGAAGCAAGCCTTGAACTTCTTCCACATCACCTGTGGGTGGTGCGAGTGAATCACGCCGTTGTCAGCCGTCCACACCATGGAGGTACGGACCTCAGGCACACAGCCACCGACTGCGTGACCCCAACAGGGACGCCATGGGTCGGTCGGGAGGTCGTCGTAGTTGAGCCGCCCCGCAGGGAAGGTGAAGCGTGTGTGGCCTGGTGTGAGCAGGATGGTGTCACCGCCGTCAGCAAGGGTGCGGCCATAGGACTCAGCGATGAGGCTGAAGTGGGGGTATTCGTATGTCTTCATGTCTGTGAGATTTGAATGTCAGAGACACAGGAGGAATCGAACCTCCGATGGTCGCATATAGGGTTGCCTCAACACGGCTTGCCTATGATGGTCACATCCACCAGTGTGTGTCTAAACAGGGTCTACCTGTTTCGCAGTTAGGAGCGTCCCCCCTCTGCTATCGGATACAGCCTCCGATGGGACTTTATGGGTGTGTGTGTCAGGCCTTGTAGGAGAGCGGTCCCGCCGCCCCATAGCCTTTGATTTCTTCGACAATCTCCCTTGCCTTCATCTTGGCGTAGTCACGCTTCTGTGTCTCCGTCCCTGCCCTCTGTGGGGATGGGAGTGGGATGAAGCGGTGGAAGAGACCCTCCTCGTCTGTGATGCAGATGGGGTAGTGGGCTTCACCCTTCATGATGTCACGGGTGATGTCTGTGATGAAGTAGTCCACTTCGTCGAGATAGGCGGTGAGTTTTGCGTTGCTCATGTGAGTGTGTTTTGAATGTGATGTTGATTCGGTGTTGAATCGGACCGCTAAGTTAAGCACATCGATTCCACATTTCCAAATTTATTTTCTTACCCTTTAGGGTAGATTGCCCTGAACATCGACTGCTTTTGGGCCATGTCCTGCACCTCATCGTCTGTGTACACCTCACACATACCGCAGGGTAGCTTGAATACGGGGTAAAGCCTCCCGTGTCTGTCTTCAAACACCTTCACCTCTGCGTTGAGGTAGTCAGCGGCGTTCAGGATGGTGGCGGCGTAGGGGCCGCTCTCGTCGAGGATGTGAGTCATGTCTGTCATGTGTGTGTCTGTTAGAGTCAAACGTTGCCGTTCGGGTGAATGCCGCGCTTTGCCTGTTCGATGTCTGTCTCCACCCAAAGGTAGAAGGACACTCCGAAGGCGAGGACCATAGCCCATTCACCGAAGTAGCCGAAGGGGAGGAAGAAGCCACACACACCCATCAGGCAGATGAAGTGGAGGGCATTGAGGGAGCGGTTGGAGAGTCGTCTCATCATGTGTGGTCGATCTTGTGTGTGTGTATTTGAGCGCAGGGAGGAATCGAACCTCCCCAAGCACCGTGTGCGCTTGTCTGTGTGTCACGCCTTGACGTGGCGATTGAAGGCAGGGTCCATCGTGCAACCCAGTGTGTGTGGGTAGACCTCAGTGGCGTAGGACAGCATCGCATCCAACAGCTTTCGCATCTGCCGCAGTTCTGCCTGTGTGTTCCATCGGGCGCCAACCGTCATGTCTGTGAAGCGTTGCTTCCGTTCGAGTTGCTCCACCTTGTCTGCGGCAAGCAACAGGCAGTTGCTACACACAGAGGAGGATTCGTGGAAGAAGCCGTAGAGGAAGTCAGCGGCAGGGGACGTGAACTCCATAGGAGTCGGGGAGGGGAGAGAAAAAATCATCATGTGTCTGTGTTTTGTGTGTGTGAATCAGAGGCAGTCGTCCATCGACACCTCGTCAGCGGCTTGGCCGTAGCCATCCTGAAGAGCGGCCCAACGAACAGCGTCACCCATGTCAAGACCCTCAGGAACTTCGGAGAAGTCGCACCACATCTTCGTGATTGTGTGTGCCTTGGTGGGGTTCTTCGGGGTCACCTCAACCTCTGTGCGGTGTCCCGTGATGTCCTCCACGACCTCCGTCTTGACGGCTTTCGCGGCTCGTGTCTGTGCCTGTCTCAAGCTCTGCTTCTGTGCCTGAGCCTCAAGCTTCCCGTTCGAGTCCTTGGGACCCTTGTTTGCCTTCCGCTTGAGGGACTTGGCAGAAGCCGAAACAGCCTTGCTGTCCACAGGCTTCGTGGGGAGGACCTTGACGGTCCTGGTGTGTGTCTGTGACACGGAGTCGTAGACCGCTTGGATGGAAGCCGCCTTGAGCTTGTCCATCTTCTTGGCGACCTTCTTCGCCTTGCGAGGCTTCTTAGCCTCCCACACAGACAGCGCCTTACGGTCAGCCTTCTCGGCAGCCCACAGTTGGCGGTTGGCGGCCTTACGGCCTTGGAGGGTGAGTGTCGCCTTCTGCGACTCGGAGAGTGTGTATGTCATGGTCATGACGAGAGAATCTTTGAACCCAGCGGCGTTGCTGAGGACCACAAAGGTATGGACAACTTCTCGATAAATGAGGAAAATTCAGAGGACAATCTGGTGCGCGATTTCTCCTGCGCATTATGCACGGGGAAACACGCGAAGATTCGCACGAGGCAGACCACAGCAAACGTCAACCAACGAAGCCCTCGCGAAGCAAAGCTTCCTGTGTAGAACCGTGTGATTCGGCGTGTATAATGCATGCGGAATGGCGCAGGGTTCTGTGTGTGAAGAGTTTGGGGTGGGATTGTCTGTGTGTCGCAAGTGTCAACGCCCTGAGAATCAGGTGATTCGGTGCTGCTTCACCTATAGTCTAACCCTGTGGCACTCAGTCGATTAGCAAAAACGCTGAATGTTTTGCCGACGGTGCGCATAATGCGAGGGGTCGGGGTACGCAGATGCGTTTGGGTGCGCGCGAGTGGGCGTCATGTAGTACGTAGAATCCCCAGGATCTGTATTACTCACCTCTTTTTTTGGCTGGTAGTCTGTTCTAAGGCAACCAATTAGCGTGTATTCGCAAGAATCTCCGTCAAGGCTTGACTTTGTCAAAAATATACTGTAACTTCGCCTCGGTGCTCAGCGATAAAGGAGACTTTTAGAGTGCCAAAAGCTTCCAAGAAGGGTTTTTGGGTGTTGAGGGGTAATCAGGAAGCTTTACTACTGTGAGAGGCGCAAAAACTGTTCTCTTATATTTGCAGTATGAGAGCTAAGAAAGGACCTAGTGTAAAGCAGCTTTTGAAGGAGCTGGAGAGCGGGAAGCACAAGACCAAGGGGATCGAACCTGCGTACATGGGGGCCATGCGAGCTCTCAAGGCGGTAGCGAGGAAGAACACTCACAAGCCGCACAAGTACAAGAATCTGGTTACACAGAAGGCCAGGAAATACGCGGGTAAGAAATGAGAGCTAAGAAAAGGAAGGTCACCAAGGGTGGTTTCGACGTAGAGGTTGATGGTAAGACTCGTATAGTAGAGGGGAAGCGTGTAGAGAAGCGTGGCGGAAGGGTCACTAAGTTTGTCGCCAAGGGTGCGGGGGTGAAGATCAAGGACAAGCTGAAGGTCAGCAAGTCGGGTATGGTGAAGAAGGATAAGAAACAGACTAAGTACAAGTAATGCTAGGACTAGGAAATGGGAATGGTGATGGTTTAACCCCGTCTGCTGGGGTGGGGTTACACAAGGTTGTTTTATACCAAAGTGACTTCAGTTCTGGTCTTGACGGTTGGTCTCTGGATCCTGGATACGATTCACTTAATAGTCTAGAGTATGGCCAAACCTCGCCTTCTGGTCTTACTGACTCTTTAGAGCACACGGTTATACTGCAAACTACAGGAGGCAGAAACATAAATAATCGTTTTAGCGTTAATTTCCCTTCTGGTACGATTAGGTATGGGTTTGATGTGGAGGTAGATGTTTCTGGTCAGGATCACTCGTTTAGACTTAAAGTTGGTAGCGCAATAACGAGTCCGATAACCGCTACTGCGGACACCACAACCGTCATTTCTGGATCTGTTTTAGCGTCAGACCCTTCTACACTCACAATAAGCTTTCAGGGATTGAGCTCTGGTATGGGTAGCTCTGTTTTCTTTAAAAACATCCTTTTATACCACTACATCTAAACACTTATATTTGCGATATGGTGAAAGCTAAGAAGACATACAAGAAGGGCGGTAAGATGAAACCCAAAACCACGGCAACCGCAAAAGGCGGATCTGTGGACGGAATGGCTAGAAAGAACTTCATGAAAGCAAGGGGTAGAGCCGCTGAGCACATGAGAGGTTCTGCTCAGATGGCTGGTAAGGACGAAAAACCTTCGGATTCTCTTAGGAAGAGGAAGTACAAGAAGGGCGGTAAGGTCGTCGCTCAGGGCGCTGACAAGAAGGACGTCCGCAGAGAGAAGAAGATGGTTCGCCTCATGAAGAAGAAGAAGTCATGATGAACTCTGGAACCATGTCCGATCGTCTTAGAGAGGCGATGGAGAACAAGGGGAGAGAGGATTCTGGCACTTTGATCGGGCAGTTTGCTTCTACTGTACGTAGAGAGCAGTCCGATAGCGGGGAGATGAAGGAGTTCGTATGGGTGAACAAGGGGGAGGAGCTGGATATGGGCGCCCCTGACGAGCAATGGCAACAGACTCCAGGTTCTTTCAAGGTCTATGGTAACTGGAACGAGTACGCCCAGGGCCAGGACCAAGACGGGAATATGTTTCTCCCTGACGAAGACTTCCCATACGTAAGGAACTCTGAGGGGGACTTTACTCTTGACGAGTCTACTATGGACGGAAAGTCTAGAGGCGAAGAGGCGGCACAAGGATTGGGGGGACAGGGAGAGTCACAGATGCAAGACCTGATGGAAAAGCTCGGGGGTATGCGCGGACAAGGCGGTCAACCCGCCCCAGGAAGAAAGATGCCAGGGGGAGGGAGAATCATCCGATACTAAAGCGCAATCCATGACAGACAAGAAGCCTAGAAGACCAAAAAAAAGCAACAAGAGACGCAACGTAGCGCCTCAATCCCCTAGGTTCCTCCCGTCATCTCAGATGGTTGGGGAGAAATCTACCAACCCCGCCCCAGCCAAGGCAAAAAAGTCTAAGAAGCCCAAGAAGACAAAAACCGTAAACTACAACACTAGAGGTAAGGGCATCAAGGTTATCAAGTGCGGATTTGGAAAGGGTAGAAGGACTTCTAAGTCTTGTCGCAACTGATGGGTAGCAAGGGTTACTTCAACCCCAGGATGAAACTTAAAGACTTCAACAGGAAGAGAAATGAATTTATCAGAAAACCTGACTCTAAAAGAGTGTACCAAAAGTTTAACGGCCAGCCGACTTGGTTTAAAAAATCAGCCTGACGACCCGCAGATAACCAACCTGAAGCTGGTTGCCGAGCACATCTTTCAGCCTGTTAGAGAGCACTTCGGTGTCCCGATATACATTTCTTCTGGGTATAGATCCCCCAAGCTGAACACCGCGATAGGGGGGAGCACCACGTCACAGCACTGCCAGGGGAGAGCGCTGGATCTTGACGCCGATGTATTCGGTAAGGTCACCAACGGAGAGATATTTCACTATATCAAAGACTGCTTGGATTTCGATCAGCTGATCTGGGAGTTTGGTGACGACTCCAACCCCGATTGGGTTCACGTAAGCTACAACTCCCCTACAGAAAACAAAGGGAGGGTATTGAAGGCATATAAAGACCCCAAGTACCCAGGCACGACCTACAAGCTCTGGTAAAACCGCTGCACCAACAGCCTAGCGCGTTGAGAGAGGGCGTATCGCACCCTGTAGTTGTACTTGGTTTCTTCTCTGAATATGTGATCTTCTAAAGTCTTTGAGGGGGTTAGCCTCTCAAAGTGCTTGTATATATACCCGTCGGACTGCAGTGGGTATATAATCCTGTTCGCCATATTGGTTCTATTGTATTCGTACTCCTCTGAGGCGTAGTCTATAGTAAAGAACTCTAGGTCGTAGGCCCAGAGCATAAACTCCAAGTGCTTCCACCCCACCCCACTGTCTTTACAGAACTTCTTTCTTGCCGAATGCAAGTTTTTGAGGTGGTTGTTGTTCAAGTACTTCCCTTTCATCCTAGAGAAGTCCCTGAACATCTTGGTTTTAGAAACCCTTGACTTAGGCATGATTACTTATCTTTGAGATAATGAATACGAGAGACAAAGAGTTTATCGCCGAAGTGTACTCGCTCATCGTTCAAATAGAAGAGCTCATAAAGAGCTACAATTACGAAGATAGGGTGATGTCCGCCATAATGCTAGGCGTTCTCGATATAGACGAGATTCTTTCCCCAGGGGAGGAGGATCAGGTTCAACTAAAAAGCGTATTCAGTTACAACCTTGACAGTAGGCTGGAGCTAGAAATGGTTAAAGGAATAATGGACCAGCAGTTTGAGGACCCCGACGGAGATATAGACGATATACTGGGGGACCTCGGAATATCACTTAACTGATGGATGGATTGATAAGGAAGCTTGTGGTCGGAAAAGACCCCAAGAATGGGATGGCGTACTTTGTAGGTATGCGTGCAGGGAATAGCAATGTATCTGCTATTATTCAAGACGACTCTTACCTGCATAAGTTTGGTAAGTGCAGGTACTTGGTTTACACCGAGGGGCCTGACGGAACCGACCTTTGGAAGGCGATAGACGACATGCCTTGCCTACTAGAATTTGACTTGAACTTTTAATGAAATGAAATCACTAGATAAATTTATTGTAGAGATAGAGAAAGAACTTCAGGACACCATAACAACCGATTCGGGACTGGAGCTATATATAAGCACTAAGTACAATGAGTTTGAACACAGAACTACAGAAGGCAAAGTCTTGGCTGCGCCGCTCAAGTATGACACTGGCGCAAAAGCTGGTGACACTCTTTACTTCCATCATCATGTGGTTATCCATGGTGGTTCGCCACTTTGTAAAGAAGACAATCAATACATTGTCCAATACAATGAAGAGCATGCGGCGGCTAATCAGGCTATTGCGTATCAGAGTGAAGGCGTGGTTTATCCTATCAAGGGCTGGTGTTTGCTTGAGCCTGTTGATGAAGATGACTCTGGACCTTCTGGACTCATTGAAGTGGTTTCCTTACAAAAGAAACCCGTAACCCAGGGTGTGGTATCCTTTGACACCCCAGAGCTTGAAGAGCTTGGAGTATCCCATGGCGACGTGGTTGGCTTCAAAAAGGACAGAGACTACAGAATTAAAATCAATGGGACGGAATACTACAGGGTCGCGGTCACGGAGCTCCTCTACAAAGTTTAGTACGCTTAGCGCCGCCACTAGGTTGATGGACGCAATGTCTATCGCTATAGATAACATGATCGAAGAGGTAAAAAAGCCTGTCGATCAGGAAGTCAATGGCAGCGCTAGGAAAGCAGAGCTTCAATCTGTTAAGCAAACCGCAGTGGATTGCAAGGAGCTGCTTCGGGAGCGGCAGTCGCTAGAAATTATGGTTAAAGAGCTACAAGAAAATGGAGAAGTCCAAGAAGACAAAGACTACTCAGGCGGATTCGCAGAGAAGTTCAGCAAGTGATCACACCTTTAGAAGGGGAGATTATAAATGGGTATCTTCGCATAACAACCACATCTACTTCAACGAAGAGTGGAACGGAGAGTATGAAAGCTAGAGATTACAAAAAAGAGTATGGAAAGTACGGCAAAACCAAAGCGGCCAAAAAATACCGTGCCGAGCTCAATAAGTACAACCGTAAAAAAGGGACGTATGGTAACGGTGATGGCTTGGACGCCGCTCATGAGGGTGGCAAAATCCGTAGATTCATAAAAGCTGCAATAAACCGAGCTAACAATAGGCCAAAGAAAAGAGCCAGCAAATAAATTTTCGACACGACGGCCCCCTACGTATACGGGGCGAATCAAACTGGGGCGTAGTTCAGTTGGTTAGAGCGTCTGTCTTATACGCAGGAAGTCGAGGGTTCGAGCCCCTCCGCCCCAACACATAAATTAAATACCATGGCAAAACAAGTAGACAGCTACAAGCAAAAAAACAAGGTCAATAGGCCTGGCGTCCACGCCAAGACGAAGACGTCGAAGCACAAGGGTTCCAAAAACTACGCTAAGGCGTATAGAGGGCAAGGGAGATGAAGCGCTTCCTCCCCTTGTTCTTCCCGCTTCTGTGCTCTGCGCAGTGCGACCTAGAGATAATAGACGTAGACCTTAATCAGGGTTACGTCACAGTGGCCTTCAACAACACAGAGAATTGCGGGGGTGCCAGTGGCCCTGACGGCATTTCTGAAATACAGTTTGGGTTTCAGGCTTTAGATGGGGATTGCAATGCAATGAACCAGGGGTGGGAGTTCCCGTCTGGTTTTTCTCTCTCTCCAGAGTCTAATCACCCAGGGTGGATATATTCCGCTACCAGCACAGACACTGGCAACAACTGGACCAATCTATATGATGAATCCATAGACCCCCCTTACTATACTGGGGACACCGTTGTCTTCCCTATATACAACCAATATCAGAGCGACTGTGTAAACGGTCAGTTTGCTTATGGTATGTATTGTCAGGTTGAGCCAGTTATAGAACACTGGGTTGACCAAGGGCTGAGCGTTCAAGTGGTGGTATGGCAGATAAGCTATGGGGTTACTATGTATGCTGCTGACGGGGGCTGGGCTGAGGTAGGGCCGAATGGAGACGGAACATCAACAGGGGTTGGGCTGTATGAAGACGCTAACTTCTTGGACAACTGGGTTGTAGTAGGTCCCTGTGGGGAACCGATACCAGAGGTTATAGTAGACACTGTGTATGTAGAGATTCCTCCAGATACCATTGTGGTTGTAGAGGTTGACACCGTAGTGATCAACGACACCATCCCCATACCAATCAACTGGTATTTCTATGACACTACATACGTATACCTTACCGACACGCTGTATATAACTGAGTATGATACTGTATATCAGCAACTTCCCCCAGAAGTTATAGAGTATTACTTTACCGATACTTTGTATGTAACTGAGTATGTTACAGATACCTTGCAAGAGTATATAGTGCAAGAGCTATGGCTGGACTGCAATACAGGTCTCCCGTGTGACGATCAGCCAGGGTTTGATGAATGCGACGAGATGGTTGTGTTCGTCCCGAATGTATTTACCCCAAACAATGACGGGCTGAACGATGGGTTTAAAGCTCATCAGGCGGATCCAAGCTGTTGGGGGGAGTGGAGCATGAGCATATACAACAGATGGGGGGACATGATCTTTCAGACTGATGACCCAGAGCAATCTTGGGACGGGGGTTCTGGAAGCCACTATGTCCCTGACGGGGTGTATGCGTGGATCATAAAGGCCAGGACTTACGGGGGCAGAAACTTATCTATCCAGGGGTCAGTACAGATATTTAGATAGTATGACTGATGACGCTATTTGGCTGGACAGCGGAGGTAAGCAAGGCGAGGTCATACAGATCCACGACCTTGACATTGTTCTTCCGAAAAAGCCAGCAAAGAAAGATATCCTCTTCCACGACAGACCTAAAGCGATGCAGATGTGGAGTCGCACCCCAATGCCTAAAGAACTGTCGAGGGTTAGAAGTATGGATGAGTGGTTCGAGAAACCTGCCGAGTTTCGACGTTCCTTTTCTCCTTACATCGAGCAAGAGTTTGAGCGGAGGCGTAACGGTGTTTGGTTTTACAACAATGGTGTGCCTACGTACATTACAGGGAGACATTACATGTTTCTCCAGTGGTCGAAAATTGATATCGGATATCCTTCGTACCTTGCGTTCCAACGTGAGATCTTTCTTCACATGGCTGCGTGCGAGATCGATCCCCGTTGTATCGGTCAGCTATATACTAAGTGTCGCCGTTCTGGCTATACTAATATCTGTGCCGCTGTACTTGTTGACGAAGCTACGCAAGTAAAAGACAAGCTCCTCGGAATCCAGTCTAAGACTGGTAAAGACGCACAGGAGAACATATTCATGAAGAAGGTAATCCCGATGTTTCGGAGCTACCCATTCTTCTTTAAACCTATACAGGATGGAACGACGAACCCACGTATGGAACTCGCTTTTCGGGAACCATCAAAACGAATCACCAAGAAGAATAAGACGTCACAGAAGGGTGATGCCCTCAATACCATCGTCAACTGGAAAAACACCACCAACAACGCCTACGATGGAGAAAAGCTCCACATCCTCTACCTCGACGAGGCAGGTAAGTGGGAAAAGCCAGTCGATATTAAAGAAGCCTGGCGGATTGAGAGAACTTGTCTCATCGTTGGTAAGAAGATAGTAGGTAAGGCCCTGGTTGGCTCTACCGTAAACCCCATGGATAAGGGTGGGGAGGAGTACAAAAACCTATGGGGGGATTCAGATCCGTTAGAAAGGAACGCGAACGGGAGAACTAGAAGCGGACTATACAGGATCTTTATACCCGCTAGTCATGCCTTGGAAGGGTTCTTCGATAAGTACGGGAACCCCGTGGTGGAAGACCCAGAGTCGCCAGTAGAAGGCATTGACGACGAACCCATAGACCAGGGGAGCACAACTTACCTGAAGAACGAAAGGGACAGCCTCAAGCACGATCCCTCGGAGCTGAACGAGGTTATACGACAGTTCCCTCTGACAGAAGACGAAGCCTTCCGAGATAGTATCGAGGGGAGCATATTCAATATTGGCAAAATATACCAGCAAATAGACTGGAACAACAACCTCTACCCCAACCCTATAGTAAGGGGCAACTTTATGTGGAAGGAGAAAGACAAAGAGGTCATTTTCTCTCCAGACTCTAGGGGTAGGTTCCGAATAGCTTGGCAACCCCCTCCAGAGATGCGGAATAAAACTGCAGACAACAGAGGCAAAAGAGTGCCACCAAATGCTCAGTATGGTGTTGGTGGGGTAGACTCTTACGACCTTGATGAGACCGTGGACGGGAGAGGGTCTAAGGGGGCCATGCACCTGTACAACAAGTTCAATATGAACGATCAGGTTCCGAGCAACATGTTTGTTTTGGAGTATGCCTCTCGACCAGACCTAGCCAGCGTATTCTACGAAGACGTACTTATGGCTGCTTTCTATTACGGCTTCCCACTGTTAATCGAGAACAATAAGTACGGGATAGTAAGGTACTTTGAATCAAGAGGTTACGATGGATATGTTATGAATAGGCCAGAGCACTTAAAGACAGCAAACTCCAAAGTAAACGTGAAAACCAAGGGTATCCCGTCTAACTCTCAGGATGTAATCCAGGCCCACGCCCACGCAATAGAAACTTATATTCATGATCATGTTGGTGTTAGAGCTGAGACCGCAGACTTCGGGAATATGTATTTCAACGACACTCTAGAGGATTGGATAGGGTATAAGATCAGCAATAGAACCAAGTACGACTTGACCATTAGCTCAGGGTTGGCGCTACTTGGCGCTCAGAAAGGGGTACAGAAAAAGCCCAAAGCAGATTTAAGCGACAAGGTGTTTTTCAGAAAGAACAAAGTAAAAGAGTGGCACCGCTGAGTTTATTATATTTGCCGTTAGATGTACGGCAAACAGGGAAAAAATAGTATCAACTTTCCTGACCCCTTGGAGCCCAGGAAAATCAAAGAAGGCAAGGAGTACGGATTGCGGTACGCCAAAGCCATTTCTTCGCAATGGGGGACATCGGAGCAGGATAGCTCCTTGATGAAAAAGAGGCGGACGGTTTTTGAGCGGAACAGGAAGTATGCTAATGGAACTCAAGACACGAGTATCTATAGGCAGTTGCTGACCAGCCTAGACCCCAGTAATTCTGATGGGAGTTTCTTGAATATGGACTTTACGCCAGTCCCTATCCTCCCGAAGTTTGTTAGGATTGTAGTAAACAAAATCCTTTCTTCGGAGCCATACCCCAACCTAGAGGCTGTCGATCCACTATCATCAAGCGAAAAAGACCTTGAGAGAAAGAAGATCGAGATGGCTGTAGCCAACAAAGAGAAGCTAAACTCCATAAAAGAAAAGACTGGGGTTAACATCTCTGAGATGGAGGAGATACCAGACACACTGGAAGAGGCCGAAATCTTCATCGGGAATAACATAAAGTCTTCGTCAGAGATAGCCGCTCAGGTGGCAACCAATATGACCTTGAAGTGGAACGACTTCAACGATTCAACATACAGGCGTTGCGTTAATGACCTCACAACGCTGGGGATGGCCGTAGTCAAAAGAGACAACGACCCCAATCAAGGGATTAAGACTAGCTACGTCGATCCTTCTGAGTTTGTCCATAGCTACACCGAAGACCCAAACTTTGGGGACTTGGTTTACGCTGGTCACGTAAGGCGCATCCCCATATATGAACTGAAAAGAATCGCTGGGGACCAGTTCACGGAGGAGCAGTATAAGGTTATCGCGCAAAAGGCGGCTAGGAAGTATGGGTATGACCAATCTAAAATGGGTCAGTCCAGATATGACGACTACTTGAAGCGATACAAGTTTGGTTATGACGAGTATATGGTTGAGATCCTGGACTTTGAGTTCGTCTCTATAGACACCATGTACTTCGAGGAAAAGGAGAGTAGGTACGGTAATGTAGGGTTTTACCAGAAGGGGGAGAACTACAAGGCTCCGTCCAACTCTGTTTACGAGCGATCTGTAAGAAAGCTGGACAACGCCGTGGTATACGGGGGCAGCTACATTATGGGGTGCGATATGCTGTTTAACTACGGGGTAAAGACCAACATCCCGAAGAACATGCACGACCTGACTAAGACCAACTTGTCTTACTCTGTCGTAGCCACCAATATGGAGGAGATGATCCCCAAGTCTATGGTGGACAGCTGCATCGGGTTTGCTGACCAGCTTCAGCTGACTCACCTGAAGATCCAGCAAGCTATCGCAAAAGCTAAACCAGATGGTATTATCATTGATGTCGAGGGCCTGGAAAACGTTCAGCTCGGAAAGGGAGGGGAGCTCCAACCGCTCGAACTTCATGACATCTACGAGCAGACGGGGGTCTTCTACTACAGAAGTAAAAACCCTGAAGGCGGCTTCCAGAACCCACCCATCAGGGAAATCGGTAATAGTGTACGGAACATCAATGAGTTCATCGCGCTATACAACCACTACTTGAGAATGATTCGTGATGCTACAGGCATCAACGAAGCTATGGATGGTACGACACCGAAGGGTGAGCAGCTGGTGGGGGTTAGGCAGCAAGCTATAGCCGCTGGCAACAACGCTATCTATGATATCACAAACTCCTCTATGGTGTTGTTCAAGAAGGTTTGCTCGGACATAGTGAAGTGTCTGCAAGTGATCCCCCGCAACAGCATCTTGTTTAGAGCGTATGAGAACGCTATAGGTAAAGAGAACATGGGGGTGCTGAATACGTTCGAGTCTCTCGCTATGTACAACTTTGGGGTGCAGGTAGTAAAGGAGATGGAGGATATTGAGAAGCAGTACTTGGAGCAAAACATCCAGATCTCACTTTCTCAGAAGGAACTTGATATCGAGGATGCTATCGCCATAAGACAGCTTAAAGACATAAATCAAGCAGAGCGATTGCTGGTGGTTAGACGCAAGAAGCGTATGGCCGCAAACCAGCAGATAGCTCAGCAGAACGTGCAGATGCAAGCCCAGGCTCAAGCTCAATCTACTCAGGCTGCTTCTCAAGCTAAGATGCAAGAGATGCAAGCTAAAGCTCAGATAGACAGTCAGATGGAGCAGATGAAGTCTCAGCTGGAAGCTCAGATGGAGACGTTGAAGCACGAGCACAGAAAGGAGATTGAGATCATCAAGGCTCAGGCCACCCTTGGACTGAAGACTGACGACAAAGAGTTCAAGGAGAAGCTGGAGGTACTGAAGGAAGACAGGAAGGACGATAGAGTTAAGAAGCAAGCTGTAGAGCAGAGCAAGCTGGTTTCCCAGAGACAAGGGGAGAGGGGAGAGTTACAAGAACAACCTGGTAGCGGTCAGGAGGAATCACCGCAGGACATTATAAATCAGATTATACAAAATGGCGCAGGTCAATCTTGATACGGCATCTAGGCTGGACGTAATTTGCAGGAGGGGAGATACCTTCAGTCTAGGTATTGATTTTGGAGTACCTATGCCCACTCATTCGGCTCCTGACGATTTGTATACAATGGAGGTTAGAACTTCTGCTGACAATACTGGAACTGCGTTTTTCTCTGGGTTTTCTTTTGAACGTACTGACGGAGATGACACTAACTCAAAGATTACTATATCGGCCACTTCGACTGGCATGGAGTTGGCTTCAGGTACCTACGTGTACGACCTTCAGCACGAAAGCACAACGTCAGGAGTCAAAACCTACCTCTACGGTAAGTTCACCATCAATGACGACATAACCATCTGATGGCGATACGGGTAGTAACGGAAGACGCCCCGATAATCAGAGTCACTGGGGTCGCTTCCGCTCCCGTATCCTCACCGATCGGAGCGGTCAACACCGTCAATGTATCCCAGTCAAACCAGATTGTAAAGGTCCCATCTACTTCGGCTGCATCTATCGAGATCAAGCCGATAGGTAGCGCTGAGGTACAAGTCAACAACCCTATTGTAAGGCCGTTCAAGGCGATCATCTATCAGGGGCCTAAGGGTGATCCTGGTGATCCTGGGGTTTCTGGCGACGGTAGCAGCTTCCTTACTGAAGGGTTAACTGTAACCAACCCTATCGGAGAAGCTGAAATAGGTCAATCATACGCTCAGCTGACTGACCTAGAGGATATCATAAGGGATATGCTTACAGTAAACATAGAGCCCAACCCAGCTGTTACTGGGGCTTCGTTTGGGCGGATTGTAAGCGGCGAGTTTGTGGAGTACGAAAATCATGGGTATAAGTTTGAGATTGGAGACCCGCTAGTCCTTGACTCTGTTTCCTTGACATCCTCGGACATGGAACTGATGTACCCTAACAGTAACATGTCAATACAGTATACCGCTGCTAATGGTTCGTTTCAATTTGCAAACCCACAGCTATCTATGCCTACGGCGGGGTGGACTGCTTTCCCATCGCAAACTAGTGTTGACGTAAATCAAGGGGGGTTATCTACAAACATTACTCTCAACTACACTACTCTAGGCAGAAAAGTAATTAAGTCAGAGTATCTGTGGTACGACGGAACCCTTCTTGAATCAGAAGTGGGGAGCAGGGAGCTTGAGTTCTTTATAGGGAAGAAGATCAGGTGCTTTACCAGCGTAGCCTACGACCCTCAAGCGTCGAACATAAGCCCTCTATTAAACAGTTCTGCAAACGTATTCGACCCAGAAAATGATATACTTCTATCTGGTGTTCTTGAAGTAGATAGCAATCAGGATCAGTACGTTGAAGTCCTTACTGACTTTACAACTGAAACTCAAGAGATAATTATAAGTTTTAATTCCTCTTTGTCTCAGTCTGTTTCTGACAAAAACAGGTATTTAATAATAGAGATACCAGATGAATTCAAAATAGACGAGGTTGCTGCGACCACTGCTGGCTCTGGCATTTACTCTCTAAACGATTCTATAGTATATTTGGGGAATCAATTTCCCAACGAAAACCCATATACTAGAAACAATATACCAGTAAAGTATTACAGGTCAAAAATACCTGGGGCTTTTGATGAGAAGATAAAGATTGACTTGCAGATAAAACTAGATAACTAATGGCAATTTATTTCGGTGATGAGCTGAGGAGCTCAAATGCGGACTTTCCGATTATAGATATATCGGCCAATACCTCTAGGGGTGTTGTGTTTGTCGATCAGTTGAGTGAGTTTACGATTTCAAACGTTCCTATTAGCAAGCTGGCTATAGGCATGTTGGTTGTAGACAGAGCGAATGGAAACATATACGTTTACAAAAACACAAGTGGTTGGACCAACGCTTCGTCTGACGACGCAAATATTCCGACCAGTCTTGAGGCCGCAGAGCAGACTGACGTGTTTAGCCTTGCTGGCACTCCAAGCGAAAACTGGAAGATCATCGGAAACACCCCAGTGTTTAGTGGAACCATTATCGCTAATACAGGAGGGGGAAGCTTTGGTAAGTACGAAGATGGTGATGAGATCAACTTCAACGGCCTGACGGCCTTGGAGGCCATAGAAAACGCCCTAACCTCGTACCAAGACTTCGTTTCCTCTAACATAGTGTTTTCTACTGGTGCTTATGCTGCAGATGAAGATTGGAGTGATGCTGCTGAAACGACAAATGCAAGCGTAGAGTTTACGGTCTTCAACCAAAACAGAGGATCTATTGTGGGGACTAACAACACTTCTGCTGTAAACTACGGTATAAAGGAGGTCAGGGTCGATAGAATTGCGATAGACGGGACTACAACTGAAGCAGCAAGAATATTCTATAATTTCTCTACTAATGCTTATGTAACTAGTAGTGGGTTCTCAGGGACGGCTGTGGCCTCGACCACAAACTCTATGAACTTCCTTAATTCCAGGATGGCTTCGCAAGTGGCTAACGCGGCTACCACTTTCTCTTTTACAGATCCCAGCGTTGCTATCCCTGACGGGAGCGGCGACGACGGAAACGACGACTTCATCAAGTACAAGGTTACGGTAATCGCCCTTACAGACGCAAATAACGGAACTGGAACTCCAATCTCTCAGAGTGGCGTCTCCTTGACCGCTGATACTGAAAATGTAAATAAGGGTGTCATTAGGGTTCAGGGTTACGATGAGCCTTCTGTTAGCTTCTCGTACACCCTTGACAACACCGCTTTATCAAGACTGGCAAACGACCAGACGGGAACCAAGAGGGAGCTAGGAAACTTGAGGGCTACGATAACGGCCACGATAACTAGAAACGAAGCTGAAGCCATACCGTCTAGAATACGTATCCAGCGTAAAACCACGGACAACAGCGGGGCCGCCACGTCATGGCTCGACGTCCTTGACACCGACGACTCTGCATTTAGCTTGCTGCCACAGAGTGGCGATACGGGATATGTCGCAAATATGACTGAGCTGGCTAACGGGGTTGCTTACGATCACTTTACGTTTGTAGACGACGATGAGATTGTAGCGAATGGCGGAGGTTACAACGGGATGGTAGGGAACAAAATCCCGTCGGCTGACCCGCTTCAGTTGACATACAGGGTTTTGTATGACGATGAAAACGCAAGTCAGGTAGCGATAAAAACAGGTGAGCAAGCTGGAGTTAACTCAGTCGTCAATTTTGCTCTTCCCGCAGTAATTGGATATAACGACACTGCGGCTGCGTCAATCAGCACTGACGCTGGAGCTGGCGCGGTAATTTCCTCTATACTCGCCGATCAGGCGAAAATTGCAGTTACAGCTAATTCAGGCGGGGCGGCTACTACAACGAAGTGGCTTGGAGATATAGTTGTCAGAAACACCGCTGGCGGGTCTGGTGAAATACAGCCTCTTGAATTTTTCCCTAACGCTGGAGAATCCAATTCTACTCCCTTCCCTAACGTCTATTTGCAAAACGCAGATGGCGCCTTTGCTGGGGCAAACCCGCTTGAGGGTACTTTTGTTTACTTCGCTATTCCGAGAAGACAAGGGTCCGATCTTCAAGAGATACAAATACCTGTCATAAAGGAGGGTGGAGCAGAAGACATAACCTCTCTCTTTACTGACAGTACTGGTGACGCTAAGTTTACCACAGCCCTGGTAACGAATGCTTACGGGGCAACACATGAGTACTACATTTTTGCAAACGCAGCACCAGAGTCGTT